TTGGCTCGCAACTTATCTCTTAGTTCGGACATAATAACCTCCCGGGTTTGTGTCCTATTGGGCTACAGATCTGGAGTGGTTAGCCCGTACCCACAGCAGTCGTTGCACCGGCGCCAGAGATCTTCATAGCGAAGGTGTTCATGACGTCGAGGCCGCCAGTCAATGTGATGTCAGTGATGACACCTTGACCGGATTGACCATTGGTACCATCATACAGGTACTGGAAGTACTCTTGATTGTTACCAGCGAAGAATGCAGTGAGCGCTTTCTGAATGGCAACAGAGAGTGTGGTACCTGAATCGTGGCGCCAAGAGAACGGAGCCGTCAAGAGCGGATAATTCGACGGATCCGGAACCGATAGCGACATCTTAACGGATTCTGCTTCGAGAGCACCGACGGCGCCAGATTGACCTTCCGTCATTGGTTTGAAGATGCCTCGGCAACGTGACTTGTTATTGCCGTCTGGACAGATCTCCACCATGACTTCAGACCGCGCGACGAGAGCTGCAAGCCACGCATTCGAAACAGCATAGATTCCTGTGAGATCCAAAGCGATGGTATACAGTCCGTAGCCCATCGTCTTGTATCCACCGTTACCTTGAGCGGATACGAAATCAGAGTCGTCGATCGTGGCTGCAGTCTGCGTGAGCGAGAACGTCTGCGCTTTTGCGATCTGAGCCATTGGCCAATAGTTGCCGGAATCGATAGTGATCGACCCAAGAACAGTATAGCTGCCCTTGAATGTGATGATCCCGAACAGATAGTCAATCGACAACACATCAGCAGTGACGTCCGTCGATCCATCCTTGACGACGAGAGCCACAGTACGATCGAGCACCTGGTGTGCGACGTTCGTAACCTGATAGACTCTGGTTGACAGGAGACCACACGCCTCTGCAGTGAGTGCAGTAGATGTACCTGCCTTCTTGATAGTTGCGACATAACCTGCGAACCCTTTGTACATACCGTTCGCAGACATCGTCCATTCAAGCATACCAGTCTGTGAAGATTCGAAATCTTCACCGAACACGGTATCCTTGATTGCAGTGCCGTTCGTTTGCAGATCACCCGTGTCACCTGGGAAGGTGTACCAGGTTGAACCGTCGTCAGAGATCTGGACTTTCTTTGCAGCCATGGTAGGCCTCCTACAGTGGTTGCCTGTTACTTAGGTCTGATTTCGCAGGCTCAAAAATCAGACGGAAATTGCACGAGAAGATCGGCCGACTATTCTGGTCAGTGCCGATATAACTAGGTGTTCCGATTCCAGTGATGCCATCAAGGCGATCACCGTTAGCGAATGTCACAGGTACGATACCTAGGAGAACGTCGTAAGCTTGACGAGCTAGCATAGCAGCTTGTTTGTACCCAAACTGCGCTCCACGCGTCATAACTTGGACATACGGGTAATCAAGCAACCATCTTGGATCAGGCGGTTGCCCAGGGGAATCATACAAGGCGATCTGTACATCAGGCGTATCAGGCATAGTCCCAATACCAAGGCGTGGAAGATCGCCTGATCCATCACCTACAGCACCGATACCTGCCGTTGCAAGCATTCCCATGAGCTGTTCAGCTGGTTGAACGATTGTGTAGGGCATTAGTATACAGGCCCCGTAAATTCACGATAGTTCGTGATGAGACGAGCCCATAGAGCTTGGAGATCTTCCAGCATTGCTGCCTGAAGCCACTTCGCACGTGTTGGGGGAGCATGGAAGAAGTTCACCTGCTCATGAACATATACTGCGTATGGAGGTGAACCTCCCAATCCATAGCCCATCTCAACGCGAGGATTTCGGCTATCCAAGGAAGTGATTTCAAGGTATCCGGAATCGACGAGAGCACCTGTCTTTTTCGGACAATACTCCTGAGACTTCTTGAACGTCGGTTGGAGCGCATCAAGAGCAAGGTATGGCGATGCTCCTGCAATCTGATCGAAGATGCTGGTGACAGCAGCATTGAGATCTGCGATCTGGGCTTTTACAGTCCCTGACCTGATCTTGCCAACTCTGAGTGAAACGCCTAAGCTCATAAGATCGCAACCTGTTCAGTCACCAAGTTCCGGAGATCCGGAGTATTCGATACAGCACGTACTTGCCATGCGTTCGGGAGCGTCGTTGGATCAGTTTCAGCTGAAACCCCGAGAAAGAGCCACGAATCGATCGGAGCAGATGTACCAGCAGGAATAAATACATGAGCTTTGCTCACAGTCGTTTGTCCAGTGCGGTCAGTAAACTGCTCTTGAGTATCTTCCCAGCGCCCCTTAAATTGTACAGGAGCAGCTACATTCTGTTTACCTTGACCATCATCTCCAGACGAGATAGCCCATAGGGTGATATCTTGTTTGTATGTGCGATTAAGCCTCATGATGATGATGCCCAATCACTTTGAAGAGGGCTTTCATGCCCGAATTTGCTGTTGCAGCTGCCAATAACCCAGAGGTATCAAACATGAGAGCTTGCTGCCCATACCGGGTAATATTGAAGCCGCGAGTCACAGATTTGTAAGTCGTAGGAACGCCAATATAGCGATTCTCCGAGTTACCAACCTTCTCTTGAGTAATCCCACCATTCTCTTCGACCAGGCAAACAAAGTGGGCTGCCACATACTTGGTAATAAGATCTAACCGAGCAGGAGACAGCCCACTTGAAGCGAGGATCTCGGTAACGATCAGCTCTGCGTCAGCAATCATCGGCGTGGTGTCACGCTCGGTGTCGATGATTACCTTCACATCTGCGTCAGTTACCGACATTCAGGCGCCTTGTTACTTGTTCGGAGTTGGAGGTGTAGCCGGCGGAGTCGGAGGTACAGGTGTTGCCTGAACAGCAGGCGCAGGTGTCGGAGCAGCTGGACGAATGTGCTGGCGTTCAGCTTCCGAACCGACTTCGACGAGCTTGGGATTCGGGCCACCCGTAAAGGCGACCGCACGCTCTTCGTCGATCGTGAAGGTCTTGCCAGCTTCGACATTGACGTGCGAGTGGCTACCTTCTTTGTCCGGTTTGAATTCGGGATTCGGAATTGAGTGCGTACCGTGCACAACGCGATAGGTTTTCTTTGCCATTGTTACCCTCCCGGGGTAAAGCTGTTGGATAGGAAAGAAGGGTGGGATCCGTTAAGACCCCACCCAGTTGACTACGCCCAAGGACGGACGCAGGGAGGACTCGATCTCGTAGAACTTGCTACGAGTAGTGACAGACGCCGCTTTGGTTGACGTAATCGGCCTTCACACGAGGAATCAAGATCGCCATGACCTTGAAGTTCACTTGGAAGCCGCCAGGCGAATCCCACTGAACGGTCGTGGGCTGCATACCATCGACCAGATCGACCACATCCGAGGTCAACTGAACCAGGATGATGTTCGACGAGGTCAGATCCTTCGACTCCTTGATGAAGGAGATACCCGGAGTCTGGAGCAAGCGCGCCATGGTAGATACGGCGAGGTTGGCCGTGGTGACGTAGTCGTTGCCCATACGCGTGAAGGCAGCAGACGGTACGTACAAGCCGTAAGGCCCATACATATTGTTGTCCTTCAGCTTCTGGATCATCGCCAAGAGGTCGGTCAGCATCTGCGGACCAGTCGCAGCAGATGCCCAAGAGGCGGTAACGGATCCAGTCGCACGATTCGGCTGAGTCTCGTAACCATAGATCGGACGATTCGAACCGAGAACAGTCGACCCCAGGAACAGCATGGTCTCGATCTTCTCGGAGACCAACCGTGAGCAGAGTTCAGCCTGTGTGACATCCAGCGGAGTTCCCATACGACGAGTGCTCGCCAATTGGCGAAGATTCATCGTGAACTCTTTGTGGATGATCGGGATCGGCAACGCATCGGTACCGTATTCTTGACGGTCGTTCTGCGAGTTGGAGATGCCGGACATCGAAACATCGGCGCCGGTCATCACACCGATCTTCTGCCATTCCAACCGCGTAACGCCCATTGCGTCGGCGACTGTATAGGTGAGACCGGCCGAGATCAGATCCTGAATACCAACCAGACGACGACGCGCGACATTGATCACGGCCGTATCGAGTTGGATCCACTCTCGGATCATCAGGGTAGCATTCGCGCGAAGCGTTCCGTCGGGCTGCAGAGATTCGTTCTGCCCAGCTGGACGAAGGCGATTCACGTTGAAGCCGCCGGCGAGTGCTTGAGCAACAAAGCCGGTAGCACCGACATTGCCGTTCGACGCATTGACCGTCAGCATATCGACGTTGACTGCGGGATCCATGTTGTGTTGTTCCTTGTGACTCTGTGTGATCTGTGGATTACAGAATCACGATGGGGACACGGGCGATGCTACCGCTGTTACCCGAGTTATCGACGGCCGCGAGAACTTGGCCGATGGCGGTAGATTGCGTCAGCGCAGTAAACTGTGCCGCAACCGTTGCGAAGTTGTTGTTGACGAGTGTCTGCGTCGGAGTTGCAGTCACATCCAACATGATGCCGGTACCAATCGGGGTACCAACGGCGTCAGTGAGCGGAATCGCAGCAGACATCTTGCGAACACCGCCGGCGCCGTCGAGTTCGACGAGATCACCGATGACGAGTGCTGCAGCAGAAGCGGCAACGAACGCAAGCACTTCCATGCCGGCGTGGAGACGCTCCATCTGCACCAGATCGTTGACGAGATAACTGTCATCGATCCCGAGCCCTTCGAGCTCGTTTTCGACTGCGATCGCCAGAGGAATCTTGGACTTCGCAGTGGCGTTCTCGGTTACGGTATTACCCGATGCGAGAACGGTAAACGAACCGGGGCGAACAGTTCCCCCAGCAACACGCTCGGTGTGGACATTCCGCCCCTTGAGCAGAATGGTCCGCGGCGTGGTATTAGTCGTGACGTCAACCATGACCTTGGTTTCCTAGTGGATTGAGCTTGCGAGTGCTCGGTTACGCCGCAGCGGCAGCAGGAGGATTGCTGACGACCAACTTCGGAGGCTCCGGAGCGAAACCAGAGAAGCTGTTCGCATTGTCGCGGGGCTGCGAATTCGTATTGAGCCCCGAGTAGTCAGCAGGCGCCGGAACATCAGCCAGAGAGGCCAGATTTTCGAGCTGATCGACCGGCATCGCAGCAAGCTGCTCGACGGTGAACTTGCACCGCTTCGTATCTTGCAGAGCCTTGATGAGACGATCCTTGTGCGCCTTCTGCAGACGCATCGCAGATTCCATCGACTCGCGAATTTCCGCCGGCGCAGCCTGCAGATATTCCGCAGTGGTCTGAACCTTCGGCTGTTCGGCAGTCGCAGGAACAACTGCCGGAGCAGTTACAGCAGGAGTCGCCGGAGCAGCGAGTGCAGTCACTTTGGTAGTGACCTTCGTATGCAGCTTGAGGACATTTTCGTCCGTCATTGCGGTCAACGCAGCTGCGTCGTGACCAAAGTCGGCGAGATACGTACGCGCCTGAGCGGCCGTAATCGTCGCCGCAGAAGCCGGAGTTCCCGGCGTAGCGGGTGTAGACATGACAGTCTCCGTGGTTGGTGCACTAGCACCGGGGTTTCCGGCTTGCGCCGAAAGGTCAGCATCCGCACCGTCTTCATCAGCTTCGGTGACGGGTGTGATTTGGGTGGTGAGGATCACCTCCTGCATATCATTGCCAAAGGTAACCGTCTTGTTGTCGTCGATGCTGTAGCTGCATTGGAAATAGCAGTACGTCCCATCGTCGTCGTCCCATGCCATATAGACACAGGTCTTGTTGGTGAAGCCGACGACGTAGGAGAAATCGTTGGGATAGAGGGCTGAAACCGCGGCACTCAGAAGCGAACGAACATCGCTATCCATGAGACCGTCGGGAGCACCAAGGTTTGCGGACACGAGAGTCCCAAGGTAGTCAGCAAGGGATGTGACTGCCTTTTCGTTGGTCATGACATCCGAAGTACTCGGATTCGCAACCGGAGGAGCTGCAGGAGCAACATACCCTGGATCACCAGGCTTCTTTTTCTTCGCAGGGGCATGTGCTGCAAGACGTACAGGTTGAGCTTGTGCCATATTACACCCACAATCTACGTTGGTCCCACAATTCGCTCGTAGGACTTCATACGATGCTTGATTCTGACGAGCTGCCCCACAACCATCGGCGACTGAGCATGCACCGGTAGCCCCTTCAGGAAGGAATGCAAGATGATCTGGAACGACGCCTTTCCAAATACCTGCGTAGTCTTCATTGTTGAAGCGTCCCGAATGCTCAAGCACTCCAGTGAAGAGACCTGTTGAAATCTCGATGGTCTCGTTCGCTTTGAGGCGTTCCAGAACTCGTTGAGAATCCGTATTCAACGCTCCAGCACGTTCATTATCAATCCAAGCTTCCGTAAGGAGGCGTGTGCCATCCATCTTGGAGTTGAACATGAACCCGAATTGATACTTCTCCAATATTGCAGGAGAATTCGCAGAGACCTTATAGGCGACATTGTCGACTACGATCTCCGGGTGGTCCATCACAACTGGACGACCATTCCATCCTGCAGGAAATCTTCCGAACTCTTCAGCGAGCGCCAATTCAGGTGCTTCAGCTGTAACCCCTTGGAGAACCCCTTCGACAAGAGCGACAACCGGTACAACGGTATACTCTCTACCATTGAAAGCCTCAGTACGGAAAGAACCTCCGATCTGAGCGCGAATGCCGATGTAATTGGATTGGTTCTTGAAGTAGGTCACCTGACGCTCACGAGCGGTAGCAGCAGAACGTGTATTGTAAGGACCGCCCAATTTCTTGGATCCATCCTGGGAATAAAGATAGTATTTCCCCTTCTTGTTCTTTATCATCCCGCCACCGAATGGACCTTGTTACCCTCAATTATAGATTGACTTCGAAACGCGGTCAACCAATTTTTGATGGTCAAACTACAAATAATTTTGGTCTCGCCTATCTGTGTTTATTCCGAGAGATCTCATTACGCAAGCTATTGAACTCATTGCGCAGGTTGTTGGAGTCATTACGCAGGTTACTGATATCACTCTTTACACCTGCATGAGCTACTTCAGTATCACGAACACGAGTCTCAAGACGATCATAACGCTGATCTACTTCAAGACCAAACTTCTCCTGACGCTCGTATACACCCTTACGGGTGATTTGAAGCTGTTGCTGTACATAGTCGGCTGTTACCGCCCCAGAATCCCGGTCCTGATTGGCGAAAATTTTACGTAGCTTGAACCCGCGTGCTACAGCGAAGTAAGCACCAAGAGCTGCGCCTAGACCTACGCACAGCTGAAGAAACTGCGGGAGTTTACTGAACTCCTCTAGCATGGTGTCCATTCCTTTATTCTTCAGGAGAGGGCTTGCGACGAATATCTACAACCGCACGCGTCAGCGACTTATATTCGCCCCATAGTAGAGTATCCCAGATCGCCACCGTAAAAAGAACATCTCCTGTCTGGTAATAGATATCAACCACACCATACAATAGTTGGACCCAAATTGATAGTCCTACGAGAGCACAGATGATCCGAATATGAGGACCAAGAACCCAACTCCCGTTCAACCTTAATGCAATTAGACGTGCTCCACCGAATATGAAGAATAATACTCCAAGCCATTTCAGAGAGAGTCCCATATCCAAGAGAGCTCCAAATGCGAGATCAAGGCTCGCAATCGATACATGGATACCTACGTCTGCGAATCCGCTCGCAGCAAGAGCAATGATCCCCATCTGTAACATTGCGAGCGCAGATACCCACTCAAATAGCCGATTTGAGCATCTCGGTTCGGCTTGCTGATAACGATGTGACATTATAGTCCTCCTTCCGGAGTACCATTGGATCCAGGCTGTGCAGGCGAATCATCTGGATTTGCATCAGAGAGCGTATTGAGCTTATCAGACTCGAACTGTGGAACACGAGATCCGAAGGATACGATCTTCCGTTTCTCCGCACGGCTGAAGAGCGGCGGTTCTTTAGCAGAAGCGGGATTATCACGATCAGCCTTGGAAAGGTTCGCAGCAGAGCGAGCCATCTGCGCGGAAGTTTGTCCTCGTTCCAGGGGTGATAATTTGTATGCTTCCGGCCAATTGATCTGAATATTCTGCTTTGGCTTTGGCAGTACACCCGCATTGATGAGCATATTCAGATACGGACGAAAGACAATCGGTTCTGCGTACTCTCGAACACGTTCACCAATTCGTTCAGCCCACGCAGCACGATCTTGCTGTGACGCTTGCGCGTTAGCAGAAGAACCAAATAATATGGTCTGTGGAATTCCACGAGCGCCAGAGATCTGGTTCTTGAGCACAGTGTACACACCTGTCGGGTCAGACTTCTCTCCGCCGAGACCTTTCATTGTGACACCACGAGTACGTACGATACGGCTGAGCTCGTTTTGCCAATCCAGAACCTCTTGAGTAAGGTTCTTTTCGTCTTCGGGTTCAAGATCCATTTCCTTATCGACGTCGACCTGCATACCTCGGTTTGCTGACAACCACCAGGTCTCTGCAGCCCCGCCAGTAACCTTCAGCATATCGTCGAGTAGGTTGTAGACGTCCTCAAGACGAGAGTGGCCGAAGGTACCATCCTCGAGTAGCTCGTCAGCAACAGTCAACATCCGAGAGTTGTGTGCAGAGAACATTGCACGCCCATTCTCAGACGAATACGTAAACCCGATAGCACCAGTTCTTTGCTCCGGACGGAATCGTCCTGGAGAGACTGCATATAGGAGTGGTTGCCCGAATTTCGGGTCTTTATTATCCGTCACATAGGACGTAACCTTGATAGCGGCTTCAGCGTAAGGCTGTAGATAGATGACCTTACGACCTTGTGCCGGTTTAACAGGTGAGTTGAGAGCTCCGCCATCATCGAAGCCGATCACGAGTCCAGCGAATTGTCCGAGGCCGGCAAGCTTGTCCAACCTTATAAGGTTGTGCCAAACAGGAACTGCATCGAGATGATTCTCCCATGCAGTCATAAATGCAGCATCATCCACTTCGATCTGGGGCGGATCTGCCCAAGTCGATAGGACAGGAGCGTTGACAATTCTGCGTGCAATATCCTGACGAAGATATCTTGCAGCATAATCCAGGTTCGTTGGAGATCGGTTATATCCGAGGATCTCGTACATATCACGTTTGCCGTGATATGAGACACCTGCCAGGAACATACGTACCCGGTTAAGGTATGAGCTAAATCTCGATTCGCCGTCTTCAGACATTATAATTGCTCCTACCCCAAGATGCAGCTCTACGACCAAGACTGAATGAAGCTTTCTGTGCTCCACCAAGTGATTTCTTTGTATTGTCCGATGGAAGGTTGCGTCCCCAAGACGCAGTGAAAAACTTCTTCCCTGTCAACTTAGTAAACGCGGCTGATGTGGTATCAATCTGATCGTCGAAGTCACCAGGGAACTCGTTGAACTCATCAATGTACTCTTTGTTCCAGGATGCGATAGCAAGGATAACTTTCCCCGCCTCAGCACCGGCCAGTAGAGGTTGAGCTCTGACGATCTTATTCTTCGTCACCGGAAAAGGTGTGACGCGAAATTCAGGGACTACGTTACGTGCATAGTGTTCGACGAGAGCCAAACCAGCTGATCCTGGTTCTTGCTCAATCCCAATCTCAGTTCCAGTCCCATCAGAGATTGCGGTCTGACGAACAAGATCTTCGACGGAATGTGGTGACAATTGCCTGCGAACGATATTCATGATAAAGAACATATCTGTATCGCGAGCGTAACCACATAGTGATCCGACTGTAAAGTCACCGCCACCTTGAGTCGCTGCAAGATCCCACATTCTGATCGAGCGGAGCCTTGATGGATGAGGAATCTCAGCGGATAGCTTTAACCATGAACCATCTGCGAGACGCTTGGATTCATCAACTGGCTTTTGTTGATACAGAGCATCGAAGTAAACAGATCCAAGCTCTTCCTTCGTCTCCATCAGGCTCTTGATGTCGTACCTGTCTGGGAAAAGAGCTTCACCAGGTTTCCTACCGATAATGGCGTTGAGAGGATCTCCCTCCTCAGCGATAGCAGGGAATACGATATTCTCCCAGCGTCCAGGAAAGAGCTTGACAAGCCGTCCGATAAGATCGTCGCTATGCCATCTGGTAGCGATAATGATGATGGAAGCGCCTGGCTCTAAACGAGTTCGTGCTGTTGTTCTGAACCAATCGTAGATATAGTCCCGATGAGCAGGCGATAGAGCTTCCTTGATCTCCTTGATGTAATCGTCAATCAGTAGGACGTGAGCACCACGACCAGTGATTGCACCACCAAGACCGACAGAGAACATGTATCCATCTGTCTCTGTCAAGAACGCATTGACTCTCGAGACGTCAGCTCTGATACGAGCGTCTAAGATGTCCTTGCGATCAATGATAAGATCTCTGACCTTACGACCATACTGCTCTGCAAGGTCAGCACCGTACGCTGCAAGGATAATGTTCTTGCGAGGAAAGTTCTCGAGAACCCAAGCAGAGGTGCCTACAGAGACGAGCTCAGTCTTACCGTGACGAGGCGGAGCGGAGATGATGATGCGTGCACCACCTCTAACGATACCTCGTGCAATTCTGAGAGAACAATATTGCAACCACGGTGCAGGGATCCACTGATCATTCGTAACCTTGTTCATAAACGTAGCAGGAGTCATTCGCCAAGAGTTAGCGACTTGAAGGAGTGCTTCTCTATCCTGTACGTTAATTGTCACGTGCGCGGCTTTCGTTGGACCCTGAGAATGACCTCTTGCGCCATACCAGCCAACTTGTCGTCACCGAGCAATTTCAGGATATCTGCTGCTTCGGGAGCACTAGTGGCTTCTGACTGAACAGGCTGTTCTAGTGAACGACGCATAGCAGATTGGACTGATTCGACGCCTTCTGGAGCTTTTCCACCTGAACCATTAGCAGAAACGAGCCCCAAAGACTGCCGTTGGAGCTTAGCAACACGCTCTAAAGTCTGCACAAATTCCTGCGGATTCTCCTTCAAGACGTCCCAATTTACGCCAGATTCGACATCTTTTAGCTTGGTAATCAATCGTTCTGACATGAGAAAATGCGCGTCATCTGTCTTCAAGATACGCTGTTCGCGCATTCTACGCATGTGAACGGAAGCAAAAGCGTCGGATGCTAGTGTTCGAACAGCCCAATAGTTGGTATGGAAGAGCACAATCGTACGCTTCTTATGTTGTGCCGGTAATAGCTCAAGTTGGCGAGCTCCCGGCAGAGAACGATAAGATTCGAACAAGTCATGGTCTTCAGGACTCTCAAAGTCCAGTTTTGACCAGATAGCAGCACCGGTAGCCCTGAAGGCGGGAAAGCCCTCTTGATAGGTCAATTCAAGGACTGCTGCATCTAAAGATGCCTGCATAATCTGATACTTGTCGTTTTCGCCGTTGTCAATCTCTTGCTGCTCTTGTTCCGTCAGATGGAAGATACCTGGATCCAAGAGGTCAGTGCGATAGAGATATCGCGGGAGATTGTATTCATTCCGTGGTATGTTATTTTGGAGCGCGAAGATGAGCTCTGCACGAGTCATCGTCTTCGTAAGATCGATTCCAGTGAGGGAAGCTGGGATATTCGATTTCGGTTGTTCCGTCGGAGGTAGAATGTCCCCATGCAACGGAACCAGAGAATTGATAGGGTCGTGAGCACCAGTGGGAGTGACTATCTCACCGTCCAGTGCATCATGAGCTGTTGACTGTTGAGAGTGAGACTGTTGAGATGGGGAGCCATTAGTGCTATGGCTATCGGTCTTCAATACATCAGGAAGCTCAATAGTCTCAGGCTTAGGGTTATTCTTAACCCCTCGCTTGAATTGCTCTAGGTCCGTAATCTGTCCCATTGGCTTAGCATTCCTCAAAGACGCCATTACGGAGGTGACCATGCCAATGGTACTTACCTTCTCGTAATGTTTCACTACGGTACGATGGATACATACCGAAAGAACCTGTTACTGTTGGCTTATCTAGGTTGCCGTCGAAGCCCCAAGCTCCCTCACCTGTAAAGCGTGCGCCGTGATGAGCGCCACAACCACAGGGACAACCGCAACGTAGACGAACAATCTTATCACCTTCATACTCGAAGCAGAAGTAACCTGCGGGAGCGTTGAAGGGTAAGCTATCAACCCGAATACCCTGAACGTTGAGTTTCTCTGCCATTAGTCTCTCGCCCATTCAGGTAGCTCTGGTAGTGGAACGGTTTTGCCTTTAAGCTCGTGATGGCAATCACTTCCGAATATCAATTTGCCTTTAGTCAGGTGATAATGACAAAATCCTGGACCGATATTCATACTTGGCGTGAACGTCGGCTCTTCAAGGTTGTTGTCGAATGTCCATTTGCAGCCATTGTCAAATGGTGCAGTTACTGCAAACGCATGAATCTGTTCACATCCAGGACACCAATGAGCAAACCCTTCGCCGTGGAGATACCCGAAAGTCTCACTGGGCGGTCTTCCAAACTTGCGAAGAAATTTCCCCACTTGACCCACTTGACCCACTTGACCCACTTGACCCATCTACCCTTTGTTCTTTGCCTTACGGACAGGTTTCCTTTTAGAAACCTTGCGTGGTTTACGCAGAGCCTTTGACTTTTGCACTTTACCTGACGGACCCTTAACCATAGTCTCATCTTTCCATAATCCGATACGACAAGAACAAGGTTCGTGAGGCTCTTTATTAGGATCACCTCCTGTAGAAATACGATAGCGGCACGTCTCTTCATGCTCTGAAGGTCTGGCAACATAACCAAGGAGTTTGCCACGCCCTTCATTATTATATCCCTGTGCTGCACTCTCTTGTGTAATAACTCTAGGGATAAAATTGGCCATAACACCCTTCTTAGGAATAAACCCGGGAGAGGTTAGTCTCCCGGGAGTGTTCAGATCAGTACGATAGCACCAGCTCTTAGGACTGAACGGGAGGCGTGTCCGGAGTAGCCGGAGGAGCAGCATCAGCTGGCGCCGCTTGATCAGCCACGGGAGCGGGATTCGAACCATCCGCAGGAGCAGAGGTTGCAGGCGCATCAGGAGCCGGCGTGACAGATACAGAAGCTGGAGTCGTTGTCGGCGGAACTGCTGGCGCCGGAGGATTGACTGGAGCAGTCGCGGTAGCACCAGCGGAAGTGGATAGAGCGGCTGCGTCAGTAGCCATCGAATTGACGATATTCTGGATGTTGGCGATCGACTGAACCACCTTCGTGGTATCACCAGCAGCTTGAGCAGCTGACAACGCAGCAAGCTCTGCAGTGATATCGTTGTGAAGTGCTGCGTAGCCATCAGATAGTGCTTGGACTACCGCAACAAGGTCATCTTGTACGGACATGAGCTTCTCCTGGTTTCGGATTACCAGCAACAACATTTCACGGAGCTCGAGTTCCACTGGAGTCGCCTTTTCCCAAGGATACTCACTGTGGTGGAAATTAAGAGCGAACAGTCTCATGATCACTGTCCTATTCCGATTCAGTGTTGTACTGTGCTCCAATTATAACAGAGGTCAGATGAGACGTCAAGAGGGTTTTTTCGGTGTGACCAAAAGATATTTGACTATTCAGGATATGGCCCCTCAAATTTCCGCAAAAATATCGTACGTTTGTTAGGAGAGATCACACCTGAATATGGCCTCCAAAAATCCTATAGAATACCGTACGTTTTGCGGGATACTGAGTTGCTTTTTGAATAGGAATATATTCCTAGTCCGAAAATTACTCGGTATCTGATTGAGCCCATCGAAATTCGCTTATCAGTCAAGCTAAAATAGTACGTGCGGGAATATTATTCCCTTATATACTATGATCATTGGTTAGCAATTAAGCAACCAACCAAAACGAAGGGTACTAAAATGTCTAAGACTAAAGAACAACCCATCACCGAACCACTTGCTTTCGATCCTATCCACCTGACCACGCTCACTACTACGTCAGCCAAGATTCGGTACCTGGATGGTCAGGGTCTCAAACGAGGCGCCATCGCTAAGGTCCTCAACATCAAATACCAGTGGGTCAGGAACGTACTGATCACTCCTCTGAAGGGTCAGTAACATCCAATAGGGTGGGTCTTATTAGGACCCACCCACCACCCTCAACAGTTGGAGATCCCCTATGGGACGTACCGACATCGTTGTCACTGTTAGTGTAGCAGTGACTGTACTATCCCTGTTCTATATAACGTACGGGGTTTATGTAGCCCACGTCGTTATAGCTGGGCTAGTCCAATAGGCTCATAGTCCTAGGCGTAGGTCCTAGGACTATAGTCTTACCACAAGGGACCGGTTAACCAGGCCAAGCGAAATCGCTTATCAGCTAAGCGATATTAGTAGTTGCGGCATATTAGGACATGCGCTATTATAAAATGGTAAGGTAAACAAAGGAGAACGATTATGATGCTCAGTAAAGAAATGGTTTGTATTTTCTCGGTTCCAACGCTTGAGTCCATGAAGAAGGATCTGGAGTTCCACAGGGAAGAGATCAAGAACGATCCACAGGAACCAAAGTACCTAGCTCGCATGCTCACGCTCATACAAACGATCACGTACGTGATCCGCGATAAATCCTGAGCGGAACGGGAGGATCGAAAGATCCTCCTATTCCCTTACCTGGGGACCGGTTGGACTGGTATGCCCGGTCATAGGAATTTAGCCCTAGGCTAGCTGGCCTAGTTGCCAATAAAGGACTGAGCCAAGCAAAATTCGCTGGGCTCGGTAGCCAAGGCAATAAATCATATAGGCCGACTATAAGATTGTTGTTGATTTGACCCAGAGGATGCGATATTATAGTTTTGTAAGGTTGAAATGACTTCAACCTAATAGAAGGACGATCACAACATGAACGACAAGACCAACACTGCCGCCGTTGCCACTGCTGTGGTTCCCGCGGTCAATACCCTGACGTCGGCTCAGGAAAAGACGATCGCCGGGTACACGACCAAAGCGCAAGCGATGCGGTTCCTTGCGAACCTCGGTTGGAAGACGGGGCCGATCGCCAAGTACCTCAGCGGTCTCGTGGGCAAGAACGCGCTGTACACCAAACCGGTGAAGTATCAGCACGTCCGCAACCAGCTGAACCAGAAGATCAAGACCGCAGCGCAGGTCTAACGCGGTCCACTACTTTGCGGTAGCGTTCTTCGGGACGCTATCGCTCCTTATCCTTATACAGGTACTGTCACATGCAGCACATGTAGGGCACTAAGGAACACTGGGAGGCTCGAGAGGGTCTCCCAGTTCTTTTGGTCACCTAAGGACCGGTCCGACATGTCCCAAACCGTCATATAGTCGGAGCGGTTGTACTGGTGGTTGCCGTTGCCAATAAACGTCTGAAGCTGGCCGACCAAAATCCGACTGCTCCTAAATAGTACTGATGTGTCCGGGCCGAAGGGTCTCTGTTAAGTCCTACAATACACTATCGTTCTGATCAATCGTCCTACATATTAGGTCACCTAAAAACCATAGGTAATTGCCAACATTCCTCAAACATTCCTTTAGAAACTAGGGGAAAGTAGTTTCGGCACTTCCTTGTTAACCTATTGAAATCATTAAAGAAAAGTACTTTCCCTACTTACTTAGTTTGTTTAACAGATTCTATATTCTTTATTTTTTATCTTCCTACATATTCCTACATATCTTCCTATTCTATTCCTATTATTCTATTACTATTCTATATCTATTCCTTTATTTTTTCTTATACTATTTCTTAAAAAGAGTAAGTAAGTAATGATACTACTTTTCCTTAATAAAATCAACGAGTTAGCTCAATTGACCAAAAACTACTTTCCCCTAGTTAGCCATAGAACATTCCCCAAACATGATGCCCTAACCTACGATTTCTAAAGGCACCGAAGCGAACGGAACAATAAAATAGTCACTAAGGGTTACAGTAGAGTAGCCATGCGCTCAGGTGCTCCCGACCATCATTTGGACTCTTGATTTGACTCTAGAAAGATGGTATTATAATTAGGCTACAACATTTACAGGGTACAACCAATGCCAACTAAAGCTCAGTTCAAGAAAGGTAAGCTCGAAGTACGTGCTATCAATCGTACTCGAATCGGGCTATCCGACAATTACGTAGATCCAGGAACTCTTGGCTATGTAATAACGCACCGCTCAAGTGATCAAACCTACCTTATCTATTGGCCTCATTTAAGGCTTCAGGATTCGGTAGGATCTCATCCACAATCGGACTTAGAGCCAACCGGAAACAGGGGATAGATTGCCAATGCTCATCAACGCTAGCCGACATCAAGACTGGAAAGAGTTCCAGATGAAGAACGAAACCTATCGTGTTCGTTGGCATCATCACGAACGCTTTCCACATTACCAAGTGCAGAGGCGCAGGGCAGAGACCCAAAGCAGTGTTTGGGTGTGCCGAGAGTCATTCCTGCACATTGGGTGACTACGCATGCAAGAGCAGTCATAGCGCAGGCTAAAGTGGTATGGCTCGCTCCTTAAACAGATATGTCGAAGACCAAAGACTTTGGTCTTTATGTCCTATGACCGTGTGACCATAATTTTATGTGGACCGGCTCTTCATTTTGACCATTGATTTGACCTCTAAACTACTATAAAATATGGTGTATTGGTTAATAAGCTATGAAACAGGGGTACATCAGATGATCAAGTTTAGGTTAACAGCGAAGGTTGAAGAACTTGTCGCTGAAGAGGAAGCTTGTACCTACGATCAAGCAAGAGTAATCGTTGCTAAGTTCTTTGACGCTCTAAAGACCTTAGGCGACGCAACAAACGACATTGCTATCGATCGTGACGGCAATATCATCGTTGATATGTTTGTTTCCGATAGTAAGGCTGACGCTTTCGAAGAAGTAGTTGGCGCGCTTACGATCATTAACATTCGGAGGATATGGTAATGAAAGTGACGATCACGTTTGAACTGAGAGATGATACTCCCAACCTTCCAGAGTGCAATACCGCTTCAGAATCGTTACATGAAGCGCTCTGTGTAGCAATTCATGAAGACAGTGTTGATGATAGCGAAGCTCGTGATTGGCTATCATCACATGTCACCGACATTAAGGTGTCATAATGGCACGTAAGCCAAGGGGCGAGACCAACGTCATTAGACTTGGTTCTCGTAAGACTGGAAAGCCAAAGGCTCTTGAAGTGGAAGAGATCCGCGAACAAGAGTTCAAGCAGACTCCTGAAGAGTTTGCCAAGGAGTTCTTTGGTGACGGCAGTACAAAGGTAGAGCCACAAGACGGCATGCCCACTCTTTCATGGTTGAAAGAACACTACAAGACGAAGTCTGCAGCCATCAGATATCTTCATAGTGGTCTTTGGCATCCTGAAGGTAAGGGTGCAACACCGCTCATGATATCCAAACATCTTGGCATACGTTATCAGCACGCCAGGAATGTGTGCACGACCGAATTGAAGCGTGGGCCAAATGAAGACTGGAGGCCTAAAGAGACGATCACACCAAAGCCAGTCGAATCAAAGGATGACGATGGCTCTGAATAGTTATCAGCAAGCGGAAGAGTTTGCCAAGCTAGCTCGGGAGCATCATCTCGACTGTGAGACTAGCACGCTCTTCCAACGTTATCGTATCGGTAAGAAACGATATGATCATCCGATCAACTTTGTCTGCGCACTCATCAGAGCGTTCGATGAAGTAGGTCTCCACGTACCAGATGAGCTTAGAGCTCGTCCAACGGATTTAGACAAATGACAAAGCTCTGCGAAGACTGCATCTTCTCGTTCAAGGGACCATACTCTTGGAAGTGTCACGCACCACAGAACATGGAAGTGCTCACGCGCCTTACCAAGGAACCAATTCCGCAGTGGCGTTTTGAATCGTGTGAGACCCAACGCCGGGCCAATTGGTTTGATGCATTGGTCAGCGGCTTCTGTGGTAAGCAAGGGCGTTGGTTCAAACCAAAGGAATATACTGGGGAGGTTTAATATGGTTCGGGGGAAGAACAAAGTCAACTTCATTGGAACAGATCCAAAGGGAGTCATCAGAGCCTTTGGCACACTCATGCACGAATGTGTTGAAGACGCTCTCCAACAGATTAAGTACCGAAGTGATCTTGGTACATCATCAGCTTGGACATTCACCGAGGCGCCGGAGAACTATACATGGCTCTGATACAATTCAGGGATGAGGTACGCAAGATCAATGTGACCAAGCGTATGTTCGCTCCTAAGAAGCATGTCTGCGATGTCATGCAGTGGTACAAGGATGCAGGTAAGCTCATTAAGGAGCTACCCGTACTATGTCTCGGGAGCTTTGACCACCACAACAATTGTGTCATGCCCCATGGAACGCAGCATCCAAACGAGCCTAAAGCTCATTGGCATCTTGCTGAGACTCCCTATGTCACACCCAAGTGGATCAAGTTCACACTTGTCAATATGATCGGTGAGAAGAGTCACCTCATCATCGATCGTTCGGTCCCAGCAATAGGATAACATCATGGCGATACCGCCACTGTTCGACCAAGTTGAGATCTTCGTCATGCACGATAATGGTCTGATGAAGAAGCGTACTGTTTGGAAGTACGTAGAGATCTTCGTCATGGACATCAAGCACAATGGTAAGAAGCACTTCATGTTAGGTTGTGCTCCGTTAGGAGTTGCCTTTGACATTAGTGTCATTGGTGTCTTTCCTGACGTTGTGGATGCATGTGAAGCAGCTAAAGATGTTATGGCTATGCGTAACACTTGGACAGATGTCGTAATGTTCACGCAAGAGTTGGATGATGCATTACGTGCTATCGGCAAGAAGCATCATTCAGTGTCGGCAGTCGCAATGAAAGGTAACGAAGTCAAAGATCCAAGCATCGTCAACGGCAACCCAAAGGACTATAACTGATGGCTCTTACAAATCAAGACAAATTGGTAGCAGCAAAGCTGCAAGGAAGACTCGATGAACACGTAAGATTTCTGGAACGTGTTCAACCAGCCAACGCTGTTAGCCACTTAATTATGGCTGACATATGTCGGGCTCAGTCACACTTACTTGATATGGTTTCTAAACTTGGAGGTAGTCAATGAACCCACTATGGTTGGACGAATTCAAAGTTCCCGTAACCGAGGAATGGAAAAAGGCCTTTGCAAAAGGCATAAGAGACACTGCAAGAGCTCGAGAAGAGTCTTGGACGGAAGAGGGTGATGTTAAAGGCTATGGAAAGACAATTGCGATTGCAGGGTACCTCGAAGTCGAAGATCCTGTAATGGCAGAGCTCGTGATCTATTGCCTACAGACACACTGGAACGATTCTCTTAAGTTCGCCCAAAAATATGGGTATTCTGTTTAAAGCGTCCACAGAAACGGTTGACCATCATTTGGACTCTTGAAAGACCTTAAAGAGTGTAGTAAAATAGTGTGTAAGTTCGAAAACCCAAACCAAGGACGATCACTCCATGCAAGTCCAAGTCATTCTCCGTAAGGTGCGCGAAACCAAAGGCGCTGCTCTGTTCCAAGAGGTCGAACAGAAGGATGGTACCTTTCACGACGTTGATCAAACGTACGGCAAGATCAACACAATGTACGTTCGCAAGAACACATTCAACGGTACGATCCCCGACAAGATCACCGTTACCATCGAGTACTAATCGATGGCACGAGACATCTATCGAGGCTATGAGATCGATTACTCGGTCGACCATGAAGGCTATCGAGTCTTCAAGGGCGGGGAACTCGTTCATACGTCTCAATCGTATGATGGTGCAGCTCTCTGGATCGATCAGAAGCGCCGCGAAGAGCTTGGGATGAAACCCAAATGAATAATGTACCGTTTACCCGCGAGAGCCAACTACAACTGGAGGTCGTTTCTACTGACAACCAGGATCAGAGCATAACGGTCTCTATCAACGGTAAACGGTACAAATACCAGTTCGAGGATAGCTTTCCACTGGCCTTAGAAACGTTCGAGGCTATTCGAAAGCGATCACAAGGACGAGCTCTTGTCTGGATCAAACAACATTCCAGTAAGACCTTCAAACTCGTCGGTGAGTCATGGGTACTAAACAAAGGGTAAATAATGTCAGACTTCAACAGTGATGATGGATTGATCCACGGCCGTCGGTATAAAGTTATACCGGCAACGGTTCTCAGTCGTGTACACTACCGTAAGAGACCTAAGCCACGTGTCATAGTGGAAGGTCTCATGAAACGTGACGGCGAACGTTTCATAAGGTTCAAGTCCGTCGAACGTGCGGGGCGTCACATCATGAACATGGGGCTCGCACGAACATAATGTCCCACGTCGAAAAGAATCTCCCGCCGTTTATGATCACAGATCTATGTGAGCGATACCACTGTACTATCAAGACGCTCCACATAGAACTGGATTCTCGTTCATCAGGGGAGATCTTTGATGATTGGCTTAAGTACATCGGTATCATAGGCTACTCATCAAAGATCGTTCTCGCTCTCGACGGTGTCAGAGCATTAAAGGTAAAGGACCCATGACAGATACACCGCAGTCAATCATCGAGTCTAAGCTCGAAGCTCAAGCACGGGAAGAACTCCGTAGGGAGCTTGATACGATCTTTACTAAGATCTACAACGATATCCCAAGCTCTGCGTACACAGACGTCACATTCCAATCACATGGAGTAGAACCTCAACAACGTGTGACCTTGTCAATATATGAAGCCATAAGCTTCATAAAGGATGCGACCTACAGAGATATGCTCCCCAAACGGGTTGAAGCAAAGGTCGATGAGCTGCTCGCTACTGTCACCAAGATCCAAGAGCTCACGTCATGAGCTATAAAGAACTGTACAAACTCGCTTGGGAGAACCATCACTGGACAGTCTATAAGTGTGACAAGGTAGACTATGAGCCAACCGGTTCATACGCTGTCTCTGACATCGGTGGACGACTTGAATGTTCATGCTTCGCTAATAACAAGTCAACGTGTCGACATCGTGAAATGGTTCGACGTTACAAGGTTGATCCAGCCTTCAGGGAAAAGATGGATACTGGATGGATGTGGAACCACGACAGAGAAGTCTTTCTACCGCCTCTCCAACAGCTGGAGAACTGAATGATTCGTCATGGAGTAGCTCCATTCCTTGAATGCTCTGGTCGTGGCGATAAACGCTTCTCAGCGTTCTTTGCCCGTATCAAAGCACGGGGGAATAAGTCAATTGAGGAGCTCTACCAAAGTTCGAAGATCTTTCACGAACGGGAATATGAGTACAGAGTCAATTGGCGTAAGGCCAAAGGAATGAGGGCTGACAATCAAGCCGATTGCAACAACCTCTATACGGAACTCTGGAACGAATATATCAGAGAGAACCCGAAACTACTACCCGTACTAAAGGCTGCGACGGGACTCTCTGACATATTTGGACAGGAAGGACATTGCTGCCAAGCTACAGAGCTCTGGCGCATTCGTAATCGTCCATCCGAAGAAGATTGTCCAGGACACGTTGCATCAGAGTTAGATCCAAAGCGGTGTGGCATATGCGACATCTATATCGATGCATTGAGGTTATCAAATGAAAGACTTGATTGAAGCTGTTGACAAGTTCTTGAATGAGCGTATGAAGGGCTTCACTGATAGCCGTTATGTAGACGATGACCTCGTTGCTTTAGCGCTTGCCGTGACACAAGCCAGAGCACAGATCGATTGGAAAGAAGCTGCTCAAGAACTGAGCGCTGCTTATCTTCGTCTCCGTGCATTCATACCAGGAGCCTTTGATACTCCTCACGCTCCAACTCGTGAACAAGTTTGGGACACTACAGAAGCTGCGCTGCATCGCTTGAAGGCTACAATGACAGAGATGCCTAGCGCTGACATCATCGAAGTAGATGGTGCTGTCAAAGAGATCATGAACAAATATGGTTCTGTAATCGGTAGCGCACAAGCACGTAACATTGCTTACGTTGCACTTGTCGGAGCGCGTGCAGCAAAGATGAGTGAGCGTGATAAGAAACCGGGAGAGGTGACCTAATGAGCATAGTGTCTCAGGTTCTAGTTGCAGTGCTCTACTGTTTCTGTGTGGGGCTATTAATCAGGTGCTTCTACAAGTTCCTTTTCGCAGAAGGGTTCTTAGGAGCTGCAATAAATGGTGCTGCAGGTCTTCTATGTGGACTAATCGCCACAGTCTTACTAAGTGCTAACTAGGAGAGTCACATGATCCTTATCTATGTAGGATTAGTTCTAGCTATGGTTGCAATCGCTTACTACAAAGCGTCTTGCTTCCTTAGCACTATCAGATCAGACTAATTCAATCCGTCTGACTGTGCTTCGAAGCGTTTGGCGTGATACCGGAAAATCCGAACAAATTTGCTAGGTTTTGAAATGCCCCAAACTTGTACGCTCGTAAAAGTGACTTTCACGCCCCATCAATATGAAGGGCTTCCACCACATTCGTTCATGTCAATCGATTATATGGACGAAGATGGACAATTCCAATCAGCACTCTCTGGATTGAACTTTGTTCAGCAAGATTCGCCTCACGCTCAACAGTACCATTGGCAGGAATTCCTGCGTAGGAGAGCTAGACATGCATCGTAACATTATCGGCTCAGCTGCTTTAGTTCTACTATCTTCGACTGCCTTGGCTCAAGCCTGCGATCAACGATACCCGAGCACTTGTGTCGTCAAAGCGCCTGTGATTGTACATCACGAAGTTCATAGAGCGGAGTACCACGTAAGAAAGATTGACCCAAATCGATGGTTGCGTCCAACAAAGATAAAGGTCGATCCACCTACTGTGCTCCCAGGAAAGACGGTCACATCTGCTGATGCCAGGAAACCTCTTATGCTCCCTAAAGAGCAGATCATATCTGCTGTGGTTGTAGCAACAGGGAAACCGATCAAGACAGTTTCATATATCTCACCGGCATCTGGGTATTACCCAGTAGTTAAGGTCTCAGGACCTTATAAGTTACCGTCACTCGAGACAGCTTCAATGCCAGACGTATTCAAAGGTATTGGAGGTGGTGCGTTATCTGCGTTCATAGTAGCATGGTTCATGATGAACCGCAACAACAGGAAGAAAATCAATGTCAGACCAGAGCCAAGGACACCCGCCCCAGCAAGACGATCCGCATCTTCCATCAAATCGCGAAAGGCCTCCCGCATCAAATGGTGCTGGTTCGTCAGCACCGCAAGGATCAGTCTCTGGACTTATGAGCTTAATCGGTGGTTTACGCGCCGACGACGCTCGCCTGTTCAGAATGTTCCTCATCCGCGAGTTCAACAACCACCTGTTCATCAGAGCCAAGAGCGGAACATTCACCGGGGAGATGGACGATCAGGATATGGAGATGATCCTCGAGCGTTTCCAGCACGTCATCCGTACGACTCAGCGCTCGGAGCTGCCGCGAGATGCTTACGCCCCTAAGGGTCATCGCGAAGGCCATTCCGCAGTAGCAGACGCTCTCCAGACCAAGTAAGGTCGACCAGAATTTAACCTCTTGCTTGACCTTTATTTGTGTTGTAAAATAGGGAACATAGCAAGAGGACCAAAAACCATGGAAGTGTACCACATAGTTAAGGTCCAACGACCCATCTCCACGAATGACAAGCACATTCCTTGGATGGTGTATGACCAGCTCAGAGCAAGAATGTGTCATATACCGGAAAAGGATGTGCCTGCCGAGGTTAAGGAAGCCTTAGGAAACGACTTCAAAGCGTTCTTCGAGGCTACTTGGAACGAAGCCAAAGATTCGTGGGACATCGGTGTCAAAACACATTGGAGAGCGTGGTGAGCAAACCTTCGTTCAGAGATCAGCCTGTACCTCGAAAGTGCTCGTCAAGTTCAAAGCACCCGGACTTCTCACCGTACTGCAGACACATCGGTGTCAAGTTCAATGGACACGTTATCACCAAAGACTGTGTAGGTTACAACGTAGACGAGGGTTACGTACTCATTATCAAACGTGATGTGCTCGGCAACCCCGTCAAGAAGGACAAAGAAACCTACGAGATCCTTAAGATGCCTGGCACAATTGAGCCATATTGGAGATAACATGTCTGAAATTGCGATCTTACGTGCAAGTTTCGTTATCTGCTTCATCTCCGGTTGGATTGCTATTATAGCATTCAAGTACGGACCAATCGGTCTCGGAGCTTTTGCAGGTACTATCTGCGCTGGACTTCTTGCATACGTAATCTTTGAAGTGGTCAGGAAGGCAGATTAACATGGCAAAACCTTTCAGTCCTCTTCTATCAGCCACAATTGAGCCAGAGATCGCTGTTGACCAATTGAAGCTGTTGTCGTATCCTGTAATTGCATCCCCCAAACTTGATGGGATACGTGGCCTTGTACATGCAGAAGGGCTTAAGAGCCGTTCAATGAAGCTCCTTCCTAACAAGTTTATACGATCAAAGCTTGAACGTCCAGAGCTCGTAGGGCTCGATGGCGAATTGATCGTAGGAGCTCGTTCAGGTGATGGAGTTATGAGTAGAGCTCAGTCCGGTGTGATGTCACAAGATGGCGAACCAGATTTCATCTACTGGGTCTTTGACATCTTCACAGAACCAACTATATCATTCACCTCACGTCAAGCTATTCTCCGTGAGAAGTATGGCAATGACGAAGATGACGTACGATATCCGTATGTTCGTGTTCTTGATCATTGTATGCTTCATAACGTGGAGGAGGTTCTTGCGTACGAAGAGAAATGTCTCGGTGATGGGTATGAAGGAATCATGCTCCGTTTCCCTGGCGGGGGTTATAAGTACGGACGATCAACGTTCAATCAACAAATCCTGATCAAGATGAAGCGCTTCACGGACGACGAAGCAGTAATTGCTGGGTTCGAAGAGCTTTATCGGAATCAGAACGAGCAAGTGATTAACCCAATGGGACTTGCCAAGCGTAGTTCACATAACGCTGGTATGATACCAGGAGGTACGCTTGGCAAATTCATCTTGCATCACCCTAAATGGGGTGACTTCTCTTGTGGTAGCGGCCTCGATGATGCTACCAGAGCTCAGGTATGGGCCAACAAGGAGAAGTACCTTGGCAAACAGGTCTCCTTTAAGTACCAAGCTTATGGGTCTCAAGATAAACCGCGAATCCCGATATTCAAAGGCTTCAGAGGTGTGGAGTAAACCATGTTCATGATCATCATGCTCATTCTACTTTTCGGAATATGCTTATTGCTATTCCGAAATCTTCCAGTTGCGTTGATCGCTACAGCTGTACTTGCTGCGGTCATCGGTTTCTGGATACCTGCTATCATCGGACTTTAACGAGCTTCAGACGGCTGGGATAACCTCGGTCGCGGAAGAGGAGGACTACAATGAATAAGAGTTTTCTGGTTTTCTACGAGGACGAAAACGTCGAGCAACAGATGTGCATTATCAAAGCTCCCGATGCTGCGAATGTTGCCAACTTCCACCAGTTCAAGAATGACAACTGGACTCTCCAGTCTGTCATCGAGACTGCTGACATTACCGTCATGACGATCTACGACGCCGGCGATCTCGAAACCAAGATCGATCTGAACAGCCTCGATTCGTTCAGCTTCGATGATGTCGAGGACGACGGCAGCAAGGAGTAGTTATCCATGGGTGACATGGGAGACGTCTTTAACGACTTGAACAAGATGCGTAAAGAGCGGCGAGCCAAATATGGTATCGCTTGCCCTACGTGTACTATCAAGTTGCCGAAGGCGTCTCCCACGATCCTACTACCGCAACAGAGATGCAGGGTGTGTGGTTATCGTGACCCTAGACCCAGACTCTCATTCGAACAAGCCTATCCGGGCGCAACCGAGATAAAGTCATGAGTGATCAGGATAAGGAAAAGCTCAAAGAGACTATGACCGCAATCATCGAAGGTAAAGCCTTACCTGAAGGTGTACTAGTTCATGTTACAAAGACTACAACGAGGGAAGATTGGGATAAGCTCGATCCGAATTCGTATGAAACTGAATGTGCAAAGTGCGGGACTTATATTGTAGGTCAGTTCGGACCTAACAATGAGACGAATACACCTTGCCCCGAATGTGGTAGTACTGAATATACTGGTGGGATAGGTTCGCCCGCAGGAGCATTCTCCCTTGCAATGCATGATCCATCATTCGAATAACACAGGAGGTAAAAAGATGGCTAAGGAACGAGTATTACCGAATTTGGCGAACGAGACCTTAGGGTCTCTACTGGATAAGGTGAAGGAACAGAGAGACATTCAGAAGGATGCCAAGTTCCTTGAAGGTCTCTACAAAGAGGCTATGGATGCTCGTATGCCAGAAGGTGCAACCTCTATCGAGTCGGAAAAGCACACAGGCCAACTTACCGAAGTCACCAGCGAGAGACTTGATACGGACGCAATCAAGTCTGCCTTCTCTCGTGACGATCTGATCGCGAAAGGGTTTCTCAAGGTCTCACGATATACGACCTTGAAGATTCTCGAACGTCCTGTAGGAGCAGCCGGCTTCGCGAAACCGATATGAGTATTTCGGAAGTCCCGCAGGATCATGTTTTATTCCCTACAAGGAAGGGGATACTTTACATGCTGTACTTAAACAGGGATACACAGTGTCTCGCAGAAGATTTGCTCAAGGAGTTGTTAGAGCTTCGTTTCTACCGAGATAGCTGTGGCCGTGTGGAGGATCGAGACTTCTAATGAGGTGGGCAGTCGTAGCGTTACAGATTGCTGTTGCTACTCCTCAAGCGTTTTATGATCATCCTTATCATGGGAAGGTCCAAGAGAGCTACGTACCACTATCACAAGCTAGAAAGATCTGTGGAGGATACGACGCATGCAATTGGATCCAGCATGGGATATGTCACTTAGTGATACCCTTCGAAGGCGAAGCGCCCGTCCACGATCGAAAGGCATATCTGCGGTGGGAAACGGCAGGATGCAACGGACATCCGGATCAACAGATCAGGATACACCCGAACCAGCAGCGATAGTCTATCAGGCAACGTTCTCTGATGGTACCGTCGTAGACTCAAGAGCCTATCGTCCAGGAGCGTTAGGTTCTACGAAATACACGGCGATCCTCACACATGCTTGGATCGTCAAAGTTATTCGTCCGAACAAGTCAGAGTTCCAAGAACACGGCTTCGCGATTGGGGAGAAACAAGCTTACGGAACGAAGCGTCAATTGCTTAAGCATATTCCTTCAAAGTACAGGATAGACCTGGACGAAATTGTCCTGGCAGTTCAAAAGGAGATAAGCGTATCATGAACGAGACCAACCACGACACAGCTCAATTGGCTGCTGAAGAGTATGTGAAAGACGTCCGGGAAAAGATCATTCACTTCCTGACCGTCTATCCGAAGATCAGCCCGGGGATGCTGCAAGCTGCGATTGGTCCAAATGTTGCACCAAACGTTTGGCGTCCGATACTCGCAGAGCTTGTTGAACAGGGTATCGTTGATCAAGTTCAACAGCATGCTCAACTCCCGAGTGGACGAAATACCGTTCACACCATCATCTCTCTGGTACAAAAAGCAGCCTGATGTCAGATCCAAGTCAGTTGATGTATGATGATCTAGCGTCATCAGGACTTGTCCCTGACGACCTTCAGGCTAGGATATTAGATCCTAGTGAGCGAGCTGCTGCTTCGATCAATTTCCATCTGAACGGGTACGTCATCCCGTACTTCAATCACTTGGGTAGACCACTCCCTTTCTATCGTGTCAAGCTCTTCGATCATACACCGAAGTATCAACAGGTTAAGGATACCCCTAATCATGTTTACTTCCCGAAGGACTTCAGAAAGGTATTTGACCTCAAGCCATACGTCCTCATTACGGAGGGCGAAAAGAAAGCGGCGGCAGCGTGTAAACAAGGTATTCCGTGTATTGGCCTTGGTGGTGTTGATAGTTGGCGTAATCGTATTGTTACTCTGCCAAAGGAGACTTCACTTACGGTAGGCAAGGGAGATACTGTTCAGGCGAAGCTCCCATCAACACAGCAGTCGTCGGAAGATATCGCATCCAACCTAGCAATAGGTATGCAAGAGTTCTTCGACCTTTGCCTATTGCACAAGAAACAGATCATTATCTGTTATGACTCTGATGAAGCAGGAGGTACTAAATCCTCCGTTCAACGAGCTGCAGCAACGTTGGGATTTGAGCTCCGGTTCAAAGGAATCGCCTTTGATCATATTAGGCAGCTCATCCTACCGCAGATTGCAAAATCGTCCTATACCAAGCAAAAGGTTGCTCTGGACGATTTCCTAAAACATGAAGGGCTCAATAAGACGCTCTCGCTCATCAATAAGCTCATAGCCCTTCGATCAGCTTTCCCCAAGCATCCTAACATTCGGGAATTTGTTGCTTCACGCCTTCAGCGGAGCAAGCTCACCCGCAAGGAGCATATGAATGTCGCAATGGCCATCTTATCCGATCTCGACACAAACGGAGCTCGATTTAGATCTGACTCTGGACTTGTCTATTACTTCGACGCTGTCACTAAAAAACTGTTCCAAGCTACATTCTCAGTTGGAGCTAACGTTGGATTTGAGGTGCCATTCTCCCAATTTCTATACCAACACTATGGGCTCTCAGCCGTCGATCAAAAAGCCCTTATCTGGATTGGCACTCAATTCTCTTCAGAGCCCCCCATCGACAATGTCACTCCTTATAAGATCTTTGCTCGACCAGAAGATCCTAAAGATGTAGTGTTCCTTCAAATCTCGGATTCGCGATTCGTCTCGGTATCAGCGGATTCGATTAAGGTATGGAATAATGGTGTCGGTGGCATTCTGTTCGAAGCAGGTCAAGTTGAGCCTATCAATGAACCACTACTACTAGAGTACCTCCGCGAGCTAGACGAGGACGGGCACCGTATGCCTAATTGGTGGGGTGATACCCTATCGGAAGTGAGGCTCCATGATCAAGAGAGACAGCGTATCGCAACCTCTCTACTGTATTACATGTCTCCATTCTTGCACCGATGGCGTGGTATGCAGTTGCCAGTCGAACTTATTGTGGGAGAGTCTGGATCGGGCAAATCAACCTTACAAGAGCTTCGCCTATCGATTCTCACAGGTACTGCTCATCTTCGTAACGCTCCTGCTGATCTTAAAGATTGGCACGCCTCTGTAGCTAACACGGGAGGTCTTCATGTTACGGACAACGTACAACTCATCGACCACCAGCTTCGGCAGCGGTTATCCGACGAGATCTGTCGTCTCGTCACTGAACCCTCACCGACTATTGAGCAGCGTAAGTACTACACAAATGCCGACCTTATACGATTCCCAGTTAGAGCTGTCTTTGCTATTACAGCTATTAGACAGCCCTTTCAAAACGCTGACTTGTTACAACGGTCGATGGTACTCGAATTTGACAAGTCCACAGCGGACGGGAACATAACGTACAATTCAGAATGGAAGAGCCAACAGCTCAAGAGACATGGTGGTCGTGAAGCTTGGCTTGCTCACCATTTCCTTGTACTCCAACGGTTCTTTCAGCAGGTACGAAAGGACTGGCAGCCGAGGTACACAGCTAAATATAGGCTCATTCATTTCGAACAGGCCATGATGACAATGGCCAAAGTGTTCGGGATTAAGCCTGATTGGGTTGTGGACTATCTATCGAATATGACCAATCGTGTCGTATCAGAGAACGATTGGGTACTTGAAGGGCTCATTAGCTTTGCAACCCAACCCAAGCAACATATCCCGAATAGCTTTGGCGCCTCGGAGATTTCAGGTTGGGCACTTGGTGAGGATGAGTTCGATAAGTGCGATATGTTAACTAATACCAGAAAGTTGGGGCGTTATCTTATGACTAATAAAGCGTTGGTCAGATCCCTTACTGGTATTACCGAGCTTAGAAAGGTCAACAACCGAATGCACTATTCCATCATGGCACGACAGAATAGTATTGCCAGGAAAGGTTAGGTCTACCAGAATTTGACCATCATAAAGTTGTTGATTGCCACTAAGAACCCCATATATAATCTGTGGGTAGAGTGAATCTTAGATTCAATCCGATGTAACCCATCTTTCCGCTGGAACATCACAACACGGGAGGCCACCATGGCCAAGCACGACAAAGAGGGCGCTTCGCCCAACACTGGGACTGCAACTGCTGCCGCGAATCCGCCTGCTGCTCCGCCGACTGCGAATGCTTCGGACGATCGCCACATTCTGATTACCCTCGACCAACACTATCCGGGTCGCGATGGTACGCAGGTGAAGCGTATCGACCTCATCCGCGAACTGTGGCAGAACAACAAGATGGGCCGCGGTCCGATCGCCAAGGAATGCACGCGCTTGCAGGGTCTGCAAGGCAACACGAAGAAGGTCACGTACCAGATCGTGTTCGCTGCGACCAAGGATCTCGAAGGTGGTCCTGCGAAGCCGGCGCCTGCCGAAGCTGGTGAGCAGGCCTAAGACTCTTTACGTAAGTTCAGAGTTTAGGGCTCAATCCCTCCTGTGGTACCCCTGCAGGAGGGATTTTTCTAACTAGGTGAGGACATGGTCGCAACTGAAACCCAATCGAATGCTCATCCAGATGCCCCTGAAGGTTTCAGGTACTCATTCACGCTCCACTGGGAGATCAACAGACCTCATCTCATACCGTATGAGAACCTTAACCGTGTTGTCCTTTCATCTTCTGGTATCGTCTTAGGGAGCGGTTTAGGGCGGTTACAAGTCTGGGCGGACGAATTACCATCAGCGGTGCACATCTATGTTCCCCTTGCAACTCCCCGCGCTTAGCAAACTAATTCATTCACAGAAGCGTCATGCCTTTTCCGGCAGGCTTCTATGTATAGATCCAGGGGAAACAACTGGTATTGCTGTATACGATTATACTATCGTGGGTGCCCAACTTATCTTTGCAGGGCAACAATCAACATGGCCCTTAAAGAATGCTGTGTTTGCATTCAGGGACTTGATGGATACCTATAGACCAAACTTCGTGGTCTATGAAGCTTATCATGTGTACAAGTGGAAGCTGGAGGAACATACTTTCTCTCGCGTACCAACTATTCAAATCATCGGGTGCCTTAGAACGCATTGTATTCTTAGAGACATCCCAAACGATGAACAGACTGCTCAGATCGGTAAAGGATTTGCAACAGATGCTAAGTTGAAGCTCTGGGATCTTTACCTTCCTGGACTCGTTCATGCCCGTGACGCTATTAGACACGGAGCACATTGGCTATTGTTCCACAAAGACGCTAAGACCATTTGACCATAATTTGGACTCTTGATGACCATCTAAGCTTTGTGTTATAATTTAGGTACAATCGAAAGATTGGGTTTCGTCTACTCTCGGATCTGTTACACGAGCGAACCTCTTTAGTCTGTTCGGCGACTCTGAAACCTCGCACCTAGGTGCCTCTGGTAAACACAGGCCGAATGACAGCGAAAGAGCAAAGCGACTCGGTTCGAACGTTTCGAGGGTAGACGAAACCCAATTACGACGAAGAAGTGCAGCTGATTTCTGCGTACTGCACGACTTCTACAAGACGATCAGGACTCCAAGTGGCGATCAAACCTTTCAAAGAGTACGCACGTAAATTCGCTCATCTTCGTCGTAAGGACGAAGATGAAGATATTGCTCTGCGCAAACGTGCAAGTCTCATAAGGTGTTGGGAGTACGGTATCGATTCATGGGATATCGGATTCATCAAGGATTGTGTATATAACGCAATCGATGCAGAGTCTTGGCAAAAGTTTCGTGTGTCCATGATGGGACAATCAACTCGAGTCAAACTTGCAAGGCTCGAAGTTCGATACAATGATCTTGTCACAGCTCAAACACTCGGACCTCATGCAGTTGCACAGCAACGTATTGAGAAGTGTCGAATTGACAATTACATACTTGCACTTGTTAGAGGTGGGATACTTACACCTGTAAATCATGAGGTGATCAAGTAGTGGATACTATCCTAGAACTACTTATGCACATTGCAACGAATCCCTCCGTAGCTCCCCGAATTCAGGGTAGAGCTATGATGTTGGCTGCTCAATTGAAGTCACAGCCAATCGATATCACACCTGAACCAGAATATGATCCCGATTCTAAATGGGGTAAACCTCATGGCAATTGATGGATCAAAGTTACCTGCGGGCTATCCGATCTATACGTTTGTCGGTAAAGATGGCACAAACGTACATGTTGATAGCGGAGCCCTTCGTAAGTGGTGTCTCAAGACAAATCGCGAAGCAGTTCGCACACCAGTCGATCGGGTTCTCGCAAAGAGCTTTGTGAAAAACAATGCCATTAGTAAAGATCGGTTGTTAGAACTCTGGCATCGAACAGATCTTGATCCCGTCATCTTCTGCCTAGATGGTAACTTTACCAATGGTAGACCTGATGGATATCTAGTAGATGGGCATCATCGATACGCGCTCTTCGCGATCAGGAGACAACCAATTATTCTTGCTTGGTTCATTCACGTAGGTGAATGGGAACAATTTAAGGTTATCAATATCAAGGATCTCACAGAGCAAGAGCTCAAAGATATGCCGATCCAGAAGAGGTCATACTAGTGGCTCCACCAAAGCCAAAACTATCTACTGGCCAAATTATGGGAAAGCTTATCCTACGACGTAAGCTTCCCTATAATGCTAAGGCAGCAGTCAACATGAGACAGAGATGGCATGTTGAATGTCAATGCAAAGGACCCAACTCTGTCTTTGATATTCCAGAGTACTATCTACTCCGGAAAGGGAATCCGAAGGTAGACTGTGGATGTTCAAAGAAGACGATCAAGACTATCTACAACCAGGAATACCGCATCTGGCATATGATGCACGTGAGAACAGAGGATCCAGATCATGTTAGCTACAAAGACTACGGTGGCCGAGGAATCAAGGTTTGTGCAGAATGGCACAAAAATAATCCTGACGGTAAAGGTTTCGACCGTTTCCTCGAGTTTGTCGGCCCACGACCGTCGCCGGGTCACACAATCGATCGTATCGAAAACAATCAAGGATACCAACCGTATTTTGAAGGAAGGATTCAAGTAAAATGGTCAACAGGAATAGAGCAACGAGCAAATCAAAGGCCAAGAAGGTCAAGCGAACCACCCTTGGATCTCTCAGACAAGTCATCCTCGAAGAACGTGCCAAGCACGTTGAAGAGCTCCGAGTAGCTCGTTTACTCGCAGGGGATACTGGCCGTATGGAAGGCCGAAAGGCATTACAGAATGAGCTGAACAAGAACTTCGATCACCGTCAGAGAATGGCGCGTGTGAGCGTTCTCGAAGGGATGAAAGAGTTGAGTACACAGTTCGCCACGATCTTGGAATCATTATCCAAGGCGCTTGCATCGGAGCATGGACAGCTGTGATTGAGCTCATGAATCATACGTTAACGTTCATCTTCTTCTGTCTGTTCGTAGCCGTTCTCATACGGCGTGTAAGGAGGTAAGAGCTTCACTACTGGCGTGCTTGATCGTCCGTCAGTAGACAATGCGCCTGGCCGTCGTGCAGGAAGAAAGGGTATTGGACAACTGCTGTCGCCCTAATACCGACTCTGTGCTGATGCGGAGTTACGGCCGTAATCTTGTTTGTTGCGTGCGTACTGAAACTTAACCCTGGAGGACTATGATGAAGAACAAAGTGAGCATTGTCGGATCTAGCGAATCTACCAGCCTCAACAATCTCGAACCGGGGCAGATGTTCAAATGCTGTGCCCCGATGGCAGACGGCAACGTCTACATGAAAATTGACACCAACTGCAAAGCCGTGCTTCTTACTACTGGGCAATCGTACACCTTCGAATATACCCGCGAAGTTGTACCGCTCAAGAAGGGTACCGTCGTCAGCATCACGCAAAGCGGCGACTAATGGTAGCAAAAACCTGGTGAGGACAGTAAGGAACACGAGAGAACGTGTTTCCATTGTCGAATCGGTCGTGCGATCGAAGAATGGGTAAAGGATTACCCAAAGGAGCAGGGAGCAACCATTTGTTGATCTCAAAGCTCATTGCACAGCTGTGTTAGTACACGTCGCAATGTATAACGTCAATGAGGTAATGACGAAGCAACCTTGGTTTAAAGCTATCCCTGTTCATGCTCAGCGAGGTCTTCTAATTGGATCGTTACTCGATGCTGCATCGTCAGAGCTCACTGATCAACACAACCAGCAGATAACTTCGACCTTTATGGAAGCTCTCTTGAGTGGTAAGGACGGAGGTCACTGATGGTAGAGGCAGTCGTATTCAAGACACCTGGGATAATCCCAATCAGAGCTTTCACAGCGTTCGGTGTCAACGCGAAACCTGAAAGCTCTCATCCGATTGGGGTCTTCGGTACTGGACTTAAGTATGCAATCGCCATACTTATTCGGCACAAGCTGAAAGTCGTCATGTACCGCGGGACGACAAAGTACGAGTTCCTTTCTCGTAAGGTTGATTTCCGTGGACAGGAGAAAGAGTTCATAGACCTCAAGCGCTCAAGAGGTCTGTTCAACAAGACCACAGAACTCCCCTTCACTACTGATCTCGGTAAGCATTGGGAGCTCTGGCAAGCTTTTCGTGAGCTATACTCAAACACTCTTGACGAGAACGGTGAGGCTTGGGTAGTTGAAGATATCCCTGGATATCCAATCAACTCTCCAGATGATAAACGATCACCGAATCCGACTAAAACAGTGATTGAAGTCTGGGGCGAAGAGTTTGTTCGGGAGTTCTACAAGCGGGAGAAGACCTTTCTCCCAGATGCGCTAATGCATCAGGACTCAACAAAGCCGATCCAAATCTTCGATAGGCCTTCGAACCACATCTACTACCGTGGTCTCCGGGTAATGGACCTGAAGGAACCGTCGGAGCTCACCTATAATATCCTTGAGACGATCGAACTAACCGAAGATCGTACAGTCAAGAGCGAGTTCAACATCCGTATGATGATCGCGAACGCAATCAGATTGTCAGAGTCCCCTGAAGAGATCAAACGATTCGTTAATGCTCCGAAAGAGCGTTTCGAACAAGAGATTGGTCTTCGAAGTCATGGGTACTCTGACGTCTCGAAGATCTTTCTGGATACTATCGCAGAGCTCCCATCAGCAGGTTCACAAGCTAAAGAGGTCCTAAAGTCTTTCCGTCCTGATCCGAAGGTGAAGATATCCAAGGAGAACCTTATCGCTGCATTGATCAGTGCAATCGCATCAGGTGACAGAGATAAGACGTGGGAGATCATCAACGAGAACCGTACGTACGTTATCGCACGGCTCCGAGAGTCAGTCAAGATCAAGTCCGAAATGGACGATGAGATACCACTCTAACTAGAGCCAACAGATTCGCGTAAGGAGGTTTGTGAAATAACATGGCATTATTTGGATATACGCCGGGCGGATCTCCTATCTTTGTAGGAGGTGATAAGAAGCTGCGAGTGAATACTAACCAACGGTTTAAGTGTTCACATGGTTGCGGAGCTAAGACGACACGCAACCAGCGAAAGAAGAACGGCAACATTTGTCATCAATGCCATAAACCTTTCAAACATACGAACGGTTTATGAAATGACTGGACGAATACTTAGACCCTTCCAAGAGTTGGGTGTTGATAAAGGTATGGCTAGAGTTGGCCGCGTCGGCTTCTTTGTCGATATGGGACTCGGCAAGACACCTATGGCATCTAAGGTCTCCGGTAACCTTAACTGGCGTCGGATAGTAGTAGCCTGTAAGGATTCAGGTATCCTAGTCTGGAAGACAATAGGCAAAGCTTGGCTCGAAGAGTTTACAGGCCTCCCTGTCAAGCTACACATTATGGACCAAGCTCCTTGGGCTCGTGAGATTGATTGGGCACTGCAAACACCAGATAATGAAGTGCATGTATGGCTTGTGGTCTATAATACGTTCGCCATTGATATGGGTTGCAGATCTCTTACCGTTAAGCGTAAATCCAAGAAGGTAGGTAAAACTCTACCACCGCTACAAAAGATCATTAAGAGCAGACAGGGGTGGGACGGAATCATATGCGATGAGTGCCAGAAGATCAATAACAAGGACTCCGCAATGTTTCTGGGAATCTACTATTTCACTCGGGAGCATTCACGCTTCGGCAAAGAGATGGGATTCCTTCCTCTATCTGGTACACCTGGAGACAAAGGTCCCAGGTCCTTTTGGTCGTACCTTCGTATCATGGATCCTAAACTCTTCAGATCTTATTGGGCGTATATCGAACACTTCCATATCATTGACAAAGACAACTCACTGTTAGGCCCCCAGATCCTAGATCAACGCTTAGATACGAAACCTGAATGGGATCGTGTCATGGCGAAGTACTTTTACGTTGTCAGGGAAGAGGATGTTAAAGGAGAACGTCCTCCGATAGAGCGATTCCCTAAGACTGTTGCTATGACTCCTCAACAGTCAGAGATGTACAAAGCAATCCTAAAGGACATGTGGTATGTTACACCTGGTGCAGATTATGGGCTGCTCGCAGAGAACAGCTTTGTCCAGCTGATGCGTTTGCGTCAGATATTAGTTTGCCCAAAGATTTTGGGCAATCAATTTGATTGTGGTGGTGCTATCCAAGACTTCTGTGACGAACTGGAGGACGCAAGTGAAAAAGACCGACACACCGTTATCTTTACGCCGTTCAAAGCAGCATTCGAGCATTTCACTACCTACCTCAACAGTCGTGGGTTTCCTAACGTCTTCTGGTTGCATGGGGGTATTTCTGCTAATCAGCAAGGTCAGCGTATCCAAGCGTACAGAGATACTAAGGGCATTACGCTCTGCACCATCGACTATGCAGAGGCATTTAGTTTGGAACCAGCTAATAAAGCGTGGTTTATTGGATCGTCCTGGTCCCCCGATCCCAATAGACAGGCAGAGAAACGGCTCCTTAGGCTCACGTCGACGGACCCCGTATTGATTTGGTATTACACTTATGGGACTCCAACGGACTATCAAGTCGTTAATCGGGTATGCATTAAGCAAGAGAACATTGATATGTCTCTACCATCGAACCTTGCAGAACTCTTGAAGGCTGAGTTCGACCAGAAATTGACCACTGGTTGACCATAAAGTTCCTCTTGAGTTCCTTTGTACCTTATGTTATTATTTTGAACATGCAATAAAAACACGCTTCCAAGGACACGCCTCTAAACTCCCAACAGTACAAAGCGATGATGTCAGAGCAACAATTCGACGCTCTCGCGGACTATTCAGATCCGCGATTAGAGACGATAGTAGGGGTGCGCAATAATAAGCGTATCGCTGTTATTCGTACGTCGGATCGTACACAGTTCAAATCATGTCGTCGTCGTTGGGGTTGGCAATCACATCTTAGACAGGGGCTAGGACCTAAGGAACATGCGAGCCCTCTTTGGTTAGGTTCAGGGTTCCATTACGGTCTCGAAGATTTCCATTCCCATAAAGTCTATTCGTCTGCAGTCGAAGCTTTCCTTGCTTATACCGAAGCAACGAAGCGGAACAAACACAAAGTAGATCTGCCATATGATCTATCGGAGCTCGTAGATCTTGGCGCAGGGATGATGGATTACTATGAGACACATTGGCTCAAGCAACGTGATCCACTTCGAACGTTCGTGCACAATAGAGAATTCCAGGTTGAGGTAAATGCTATTGTCCCAATAGACATGGCGAATCTTCCTGCATTTGTTAGGGATGAGTACGACGAAGTATGGTACTCTCTCACGTTCGATCGAGTCATTGAGGACGACGAACAACGTCTCTGGATCGTAGAATACAAGACCGCGAAGATGATTGAGACGCGGCACTTTCCAACTGATCCACAGGTTAGCGCCTATTGTTGGGCTGGTAACCATGTGTACGGTAGACCAATAGAAGGTGTGATCTATCAACAGCACCTGAAAGAGATTCCCAAGCTCCCTAGGTTACTAGCAGATGGATCTGTCTCTACCGACAAACGTCAACGCACGACCGTTTCTCTATATCGTTCATACCTAACCCAGATATATGGTGCGGGTATAGAAAAGTGGCCAGCACGAAATGTTGATGTACTGAACCATCTCGTCTTCAATGAGGATGAGACCAAAGATATCTTTGTACGTAGGGATAGAGTACATCGCAACGAGCATTACTGTCAAGCCGAAGGTGAGAAGATCATCATGGAGCTTGAAGAGATGCTTGATCCAGATCTCCCACTCTATCCTTCCCCATCTAGATTCCAATGTCACTTCTGCTCATTCCTGAACGCTTGCATCAACATGGATGATGGTAGCGATTGGGAATCAGAGCTAGAACAATTCTTTCAACCCAGACCAACGGTGTATGACACATGGCGACAGTTTCTCCCACCCCCCAAGCTCCTACCGCCAAGCCCACTACAGGAGCCATCGTTGCCAAACCAGCAGTAGCTGCACCAGCTGGAGTTGCAATCTCACCATCTGCTGCTCCTCCAAAGCCGGTGCTTACTGCTCCTCCGTTTCGGATCTCTGCTATCAAGAGATCCCATCATTGGCTAAAGTCGCTCTTCTACGGACCGCAAGGTATCGGTAAGACGACTCTTGCTGCGTCTGCAGCTGACGTGCTAGAGATGGCAGATGTCTTCATTATCAACGCCGAATCAGGTCACCTTGCATTGATCGATAATGCACGTGTGAAGAACATCGGTGGGATCATGCAAGCTCCTGCTTCGACGTTTAGACAAGTGGGGCTCATGTATGATTACCTACTTGCCCACTGTAAACATCGTGACGAGAACAATATCCAGCGACTTCGTGAGACCGAAGCATACCTCACAGGAGTACCGATCGAAGAGATCACAGTCCCAAAGAAGTTCCGTACTGTGATCATCGATACCATGACAGAGGTCGAAGCATACAATATGTATGCACTCATGGAGGTCGACGAAAACAAGCTTATGCAGGGATCCGCTGAAGACGTTGAAGTAGCAGACTGGGGAGTCTATCGTCGGAATAAGATGATGGTAGAGCTTCTTGTTCGCCGCTTCAGAGATCTCCCAATGCATGTCATCTTGATATGCCATGAAGCATATACCGAAGACGAGATGAAGCGGAAACTGTATACTCCGCTCCTCACCGGTAAGCTTATCAACTCGGTTCAAGGGATGGTCGACCTCGTCGGCTTCCTTCGCAAATCACCTCCCGGTCCAGACGGGAAAGAGGTTCGTAGGCTGTTGGTTCAACCTGAACGACAGTTTACGGCAAAGTGTCGAATAGCTGGCTTCAAAGGTCAGTACTTCGACGATCCTACGATGGCTAACATTATGAAGGCTATCGGATTACTTGGTACCAAGTAGTCGTAACAAGACAGAAACAGAGGACTCTGAAACATGGCTGATGAAAAAACGACAGTGACTGATGAACAGTTCGCTGCTGCCGTCGTCGCGGGGGAGAACGAATCGATCGTTGTCAACCTGGATTCGATTCAGGAAGCGAAGTTCGAAGTCATCCCGAAAGGGCTGTACAACTTCGAAGTCGACTCCTGTGAACTGCAGCAATCGCAAGCTGGTAGCCCGATGCTGGTTCTCTGGAATCGCATCACCGATGGCGACTATGCCGATCGCAAGCTCCCGTACTATCTGACGTTCTCGCAGAAGGCTCTTCCGTTCACGAAGGCTGCCTGTGCGAAGCTCGCTCCGGATGTGTTCGTCGGCGCCTTCGATCTGAAAGCGATCGCGGACGGCGGGAAGCTCCTCGGGAAGTTGTTCCGTGGACGTGTTGCCATCAAGGAGTATCAGGGCGAAGATCGTTCGAACCTGACTCAGATCTTGCCGGCGAATACGGCTGCAGGCGCCACTCCCGAAAAGCAGTTCGCTTAGTCTCAAGGCAACTGTGACATCGGAAGACAATAACGTCGACGGGGGTGATACTCCGTCGACGACTCCCACTCCCCGTGGTCGGGGATGGATTTCTATTGCCCAACTCGCGGAAGTGCTCGAGTTGGATTATCGCACAGTTCGTAAGTACGTTGCCGAGAAGCGAGTGATAGCTGTCAAAGTCGGGGGACAGTACAGGATTTATAAGGAAGAGGTCGACTACATTCTCCAAAAGGGGACAAGACCTCCAGAAGATCCATCAGGTGATCATCAACTCAAAACCAGCGAGATATGACATGACAGCTAAGAAAGCATTCGTCCTCTTGAGCGGTGGCATGGATTCTACAACCTGCCTTCACAAAGCAATCATGGAATTCGCTCCATGCCCCAAAGATGAACTCGAGATCAGACATGATGGGGTGATGCGTTTGGATACCGAACGCAATCAGTGGATCAACCTGAATGAGACTGGTGGTATCGACTGGGTCGAAGCGATCTCTGTTGACTATGGTCAACGGCACATCAAGGAATCGCAGTACGCTGCTGAGACCTGTGAGAAGTTCGGAATCGATCACAAGGTCCTGAATATCCAAGGTCTCCTCTCTGGGAAAGGTGTGATGCTTGCTGACGCGAGCGTCCCGATCCCAAACATTGATTACGCTGACATCAAAGGTGTGTCACCAACGTACGTACCATATCGCAATGGTACTCTCCTCTCTCTGATCACAGCTCACGCCCAGAAATGGGTGAATAATCAGATTACGGGATACGTCGAACATGCGGGTGAAACAACTCAATCTGCGACCAACATGATGAGGGATTCTGTTGGGATCTATTTCGGCGCACACTCTGAAGATGCAGCAAACTGGGCTTATCCAGATTGCACACCAGAGTTCATCGGCGCCCAAGCGAATGCGATCTATACAGGATCGTATTACGCAATCCGTCTTTACACTCCCCTCCAGTGGTTGATGAAGGACGAGATCGTTACGCTTGGTGAGAAGCTCAACGTGGATTGGAAGAATACTTGGTCATGCTACGCTGGTGGTGATAACCACTGTGGTACATGTCCCACATGCCGTTCACGTCGTTCAGCTTTCGTGAAGGCCGGCGTCAATGATCCCACACGTTACGCAGCATAAGAAGCAATGCCTGTCACGGCAGAATGGAGAATGATCATGAAGGGGGTTGAATTCCTCTCGACAAAGACCTATACCCATTCACTTGGGTATAGTGTTTGCTTTAGGCAATGGAAGGCAGATTCTCACTGCAAATTCTTGCATGGGTATGCTCTCCAGTTCAAGCTCACATTCGGTTCGAGCCATCTTGACAAACGTGGTTGGGTTGTTGACTTCGGAGGGCTCAAGCCAGTAAAGAAATGGCTTGATGCGACTTTCGATCACAAGCTCCTCGTTGCCAGGGACGACCCGAAATTTCCCGATATACGTGCTATGCACATTACTGGCATAGCAGACGTAATCGAAGTCGAAAATGTCGGGACTGAAGCGTTTGCTTGGATGGTACTCGATCAGGTAGAGCGTTACATGGAACTCTACAATCGGGAATACAATACGCAGGCTTACATCCTTGAAGTGGAGGTCTCTGAACACGGAGGTAACTCTGCAATCGCTCGGAGACCGAGATAGTGGTTTCGAATCCTAACCATTTATCCACCAGAGCCAAGAGTGGACTCGTAGGTCTGACTGAACGTCAGAAGACTACGCTCGAGAGCTTGTTGCGTAACCACAAGGAAATATCGTATAGAGAGATTCGAGAGCGGTTCAGGATCTCCGATCCCCAGATCAGGGAATTCGCAAAGCAACGTAACATTGATACCACATCAAGGCAGAAGGGGGCCAAATGAACGACCAACCGAGTGTAAAGAAGATCCCAGTGATGGAGGTCTTCGGCCCCACAGTCCAAGGAGAGGGAGCTGTTATAGGTCTCCAGACCTATTTCATTCGGTTCGGTCTCTGCGATTACAAGTGCAAGATGTGTGACTCTATGCATGCTGTTGATCCGGAGAAAGTTTCAAGGAATGCGTCCTGGTGGACACAAACCCAGATTGCAGAAGAGTTCCTCAAGTACCGCAAGGCTCAGGGAGAACACACAACGAACTGGGTTACGTTCTCTGGAGGTAACCCATGCATCCATGATCTGAGGGAACTCGTTGGTGAACTCTTACGTCAGGGGATCAATATCCAAGTTGAGACGCAGGGCACCTTCGTTCCTGACTGGCTCTTTGGATGTTCCCACGTCGTAGTATCACCTAAGGGTCCGGGAATGGGTGAACGCTACGATCAAGAGAAGCTCGACTTCTTCATGGACTCTGGACCTAAGATACGGATGTCCATGAAGGTCGTGATCTTTGACGAGCGCGACCTTGAATTCGCTTCACTCCTATACGAACGCTACGTTCTTGTTCGTAAGGATCTTCGCGAGTCACAGTTCTTCCTATCACTAGGTAATCCTATGCCTCCTGGTAAGGATCAGAACGTCTCGAGATCCCATCTCAGAACATTACTTATGGATCGCTATGATCATCTCTTAAGAGATGTCATGAGGCATCAGTATCTCTGCAATGTCAAATTCCTTCCACAGATGCACGTCCTCGTCTGGGGCAACAAACAAGGCGTCTAACATGGTATCACCATTCGATTCACAAGATGTTGTGGATACATTTCTACTACAGAGCTGCCTCTATGTAGTCGTGAAGACAGGGACTATATGGCAACTCAAAGGTTGGAATTGGACCCAAGTCGCATATATTCCGGTGTCTTAATGTCTGACACACCAAATCAGAAGCTTCTTCTACCCGTCGACGACGATGACGCGGTACAAGACTGTGGCGAAGCTGCAGAGGAATGTTTGAGTGTTGAGACTCTAATCGAGTCGAAACAGTACGAAGAAGCAAAGGACGAACTGGATGAGCTCATCGACAAGCTCACCAAGGTCCGCGAATTCCTAGAGGGGAAAGAGTAATGGCTCAGTATTGTGCAGTGGCGCCACTCCAGATTCTCTCTGCGATGGCTAGACGTGATGTTCTGCCGCGCAGTCAACTTTTGCTTGCTCATGACATTGTGAAGCCAGAACACAAAGACGGATACCGTCTATTGTTCGATGGCAAATACTTTCTCGAGCAGAACAAAACCAACTATGGCTTGTATCCTTATTCACGTGAACTGGTGATCCTTGACAACTCTGTCGTGGAGTTGGGGAAGCCCGTCGAATTCGATATGATCAGGGAAGCAACAAGCATTGTCAAACCTGACTGTATTGTTCTCCCTGATGCGTATCTCGATACGGATCAGACGATCGCAAACTGTCAAGAAGCTATTGGTCCATGGAACCAAGGGCTGAAAGAGTTCTACGACTATCGCGGTGTTCCATTTATGTACCTACCTCAGGGTAAGACAAAGGCAGATTTCCTTCGTGCTGCTGAAGCCTTTGCAACACATCCTCAGATTGCATGGTGGGGTGTACCTCGTAATATCGTCGAGTATCATGGATCGCGTCGTTGGGCGATCGAGATGCTTCATGCAATGAATCCAAAGCGGCAGATTCATATGTTCGGCTTCTCTGACGATCTAGTCGACGATGCAATCTGTGCACAGATACCCTACGTACGATCAATCGATTCAGCAGTACCAATGCGTTGTGCATACAACAGATTGGTATTCAACTTATCAGTTAAGATGCCTCCTAGAGGTGACTGGTGGGAAAAAGGTGAATACTCCGTAAATATGGGTGTCGACTATGATCGTGCTGTATCACTCTTTAATGGATACGGTTATCGATAGCACCAGCGGGAATGAGCACCTCTGGTTGTTGGGAATGAGCACACAAGGCTAATTCAGCATGAGCTTGGTTCGTTGTCAGCATTGTACTTATCCACTTGGGAAGCTTGTAGGTTCCCGAGGAGATCCTATGAGCCCGCTCGTCATTGTTGGTGAAAGCCCAGGAAAGAATGAGATCCGAGAAGAGCTCCCATTCGTAGGACCTTCTGGCGAACTCCTTAAAGCAGCATTAGCCCAGCATCCAGATCTCAATCCGTATATCACGAACAGCCATCAATGCTTTCCTGGGACCTCCAAATCAAAGGACGCTGATAAGCTTGCCACGGCTGTTGGATGCTGTCAACCTCGACTACTAGCAGAGCTCCGACAACATCCGCATCAGATCATACTAGCTCTGGGTGCTGGTGCTCTATGGAGTGTGACCAACAACTTTGGGCTCAAAATTACACAAGTACGGGGGCAAGTCTTTCCGTCTGATATCGCAGCCAGAGGTATTGTTGCTGCAGTTCATCCTTCATACCTTATGCGAGGCTTTGGTAGCCTATCGCAGTTTATGGCTGATGTGGATTATGCATGCCAACTTGCGAAGGGTCTTAGGGACTATCGCCAATACATTGTCCCCAAGTTCAAAGTCATATCCAGCGAAGAAGAGATCCTCAACCTCGCCAAACAATGGGATGATCCAGATGTTGTCGCAGCCGCTGATACAGAGACTGGTGGATTTTCCGGGTTTGATTTTCTTCGCGATCATATTCTGTGCTCTGGGTTCTGCGTTGATCCAGCTCTTGTTTATATCGTTCCGTCTGAGCTTACACGCGCGACTCGTAGTCTATTTGACTCTCGCTGTCGTTTTGTGTGGCATAACGGTAAGTTTGACGCAAAGTTCTTCATTCAAGCCGGAGTGGATAATGTCCGCGTCGACGAAGACACAATGCTCATGTCCTACTGTCTTTCACCGGAAACACGCGTTCTAAAGACTGATCTTACCTGGACACGAATCGCTGAAGTGAACATTGGGGATCAACTTATTGGATTTGATGAGTATAAGAAAGATGCTGTTGATGGGAACCAGGGAACCTCTTCGAGATGGGCTAACGGTAAACCGCCAGGAGGTAACTTTAAGCCATCGAAAGTTCTAGCTCTAAAACGGCTACTTGCCCCCAGGTATAAACTTTCCACTGAGAAGGGTGAAGTAATTAGTAGCGACAGACATATGTGGGCTGCACGAATTTATGGACAGAGATGGGCACGATGGATTACAACGGAAAAGCTTGCGCAGCTTGTTATGAGCGGAAAACAAGCTGAACTCTTCTTCTTTGCCGCTCCTTGGGAAGTCGACGATACTCGTATCGGAGGGTACATATCTGGAATTCTTGATGGAGAAGGCACTCTTAATTCGGGTTGGACAGGAGAAAATGGTGATTCCAATTGGGATCTTAGTTTTGCACAGAACCCAGGAAAGGTACTTGACCAAACCCTCGAATATCTTAAGCTAAAGGGATTTGACACCAACTATTACAAGTACCCCTATAAAAGCTCCGCTAAAGTTAGTTTCCGAGGATATAAAGAAGGCCTTCGAGCCCTTGGAACATTTAGACCTGTAAGACTGTTAGAGAAAGCTGAACGTGTTTGGAGAGGTAATAGAAAATGTACGCCCGTTAAAATCGTTTCGGCCGAATTTCTTGGAATGGGAGAAGTTATTGGGATCGAGACTGAAACAAGGACACTCATAGCCGAAGGATATAAGTCTCATAACTGCTTAGACACAACCAAAGGGATCCACGACCTTGAATCAGTAGCTTCCGACTATTTAGGAGCCCCTGATTGGAAATATATGATCAAGCCTTATCTTGATCCATCAAAGTACCCAAAGGGGTACAATATTACCTATGCTGATATTCCATTACCAGTTCTTTATGACTATACCGGTAGAGATATTTCTGCTACGAAACAAGTCTTCCCGCACATTCGCAACTCAGTCAAATCTGATCCGCACAGCGAAAAGCTCTATACTAAGACACTCATACCGATGTCAGCCTACCTGACTAAGATTGAGATGAAGGGTATGGAGCTCGATGTTGCTCAAGTGCAAGAGAATGATAAGACTCTCCAGGCTGAGATTACAAAGTATACCGGAGAGATCAATAAGTATAGCCTGGAATATGGGCATACAGAGATCAATGCGAACTCTCCCGCCCAGCTCTCGACTCTACTGTATGACGTAATGAAGCTGACGATCAAAGGGAAGAGGCCAACGAGCACAGATGTCAAAACCTTGGAAAAGTTACCTGCGACAAATCCAGTTGTCATCGCACTACGGAAGAATCGCAAGGTTCAAAAGGCGCGTTCGACATATGTTGTTCCGGCACTCGACCACGAAGACTCCAAAGGCAAACACGTTACAGGTTGGATCAATACAGACGGGGGAGTCCATACTACCTACAAGATACATGGAACAGGTACTGGGCGCCTCGCATCAGAAGACCCCAACCTCCTCAATATCCCTCGTGATCCAAAGCTCAAGGGTCAGTTCAAAGCCAGAGATGGGAAGCTCTATCTTGAGTCGGATGCTAACCAAGCGGAGCTCAGGATTTTAGCAGAGCTCAGCGGCGATGAAACCCTTTCTAAGATCTATACCACCAAAGGTATGTCTGTCCACGATGTTACATGCGACGCTATCTTTGGGACGATCAAAGACTATACACCAGAGTTCCTGAGTAAGCAAGAGCTCAAGTTCAACGTATTCTCAGATCCTTCAAGATTACGTGCTGAACAGAAGATGCGTGCGAAGAACGTAAACTTCGGTATCCCATACGGCATCTCTGCATTCGGTCTTGCAGATCAGATCGATGACACACCTGAAGTCGCTCAGGTATATTTAGAAGGTTGGTACAAAAGATATCCTGGCGCCAGACAATTCCTATTGAAGATTCGTGAGTCCGTTACCCTAGGTAAGACTCTCGTAACATCCTTTGGACGGAAGAAGCGTCTCGGTGTTGTGAGCTTCGAACGGCTAAACGATATCCAGAATGAAGCATGTAACTTCTTCATGCAGAGTATCGTCAGCGATATCGTGATGCATGTTGGAATGCAGATGCAGCCTCGTGTAGCAAAGCATAACGTGGATATCGTCAATACAGTGTATGACTCGATCCTGTATGAAGTGCCTAATGATCAACCACTGATCGAAGATATCGCTGCCGAGACTACTGCTAGGATCTCTGAGACAGCGAAGGTGTGGGGCATCAGAAAGATCCCAATCATCGGTGACGCTAAGCTCGGCAAACGTTGGGGCAACCTAACAGACCTTCACAAATATGACTGGAGTCAAGCAGCATGACTGATAAACCAACACTAGTCACCCTTGACCCAAAAGACGATTTCAAAGCTGCGCTTGAAAAGCTTAAGCGTACTGAAACCGAAATGTCAGAGTACTTTACAATCATAGCAAGGGTCAAACGCAAATACTTCCTAGATCTCGAAAAAGAAGGATTCACTAAAGATCAAGCACTCATGATGACGATGAACATGATATGACTGAAGAGCGAGAAACCATCTTTGTGTTTGGTTCTAACCTTGCGGGGCGTCATGGGCGTGGTTCTGCGAAAGAAGCTGTTGATAAATGGGGTGCTCAATACGGTATTGGTTGGGGTCGTACAGGAAAAGCATATGCAATCCCGACTAAAGATTCTGCACTCTTTGTTCTTCCGCTACATCGCATCAGACCTTTCATTGCTACATTCCTACTCTATGCAAGGGAACATCCAGAATTATACTTTCAAGTAGTCTCGGTGGGTTGCGGACTTGCTGGATATAAACCACAAGAGATCGCACCAATGTTCCGAGATGCTCCGTTAAATGTACAGTTCACGAAGGAGTTTGAGGAAATCTTGAAGCGGTAAGGTCTTACCATAATTTGGACTCTTGCTATCTTCATCGGAATGTTGTATAATAAAAAATGCACTCATAAGGGGCGTCAATGAACCTGGAAGAACGAACAAAACAGTACTGGAAACTCAGTGCATTATTTTACGCAGGCGTCGGTAAGACAATGTCAATGCATGACGCGATACAAGCGGTAGGAGAAGGAATCGACAACCTAGGCCCAAATCGACGCCTACGAAACGATTTCATAAAGCTCAACGATCGTCTCATCCAAGGAAGAGGAAAGAGACGTAAGACATCGAAAGTTCCCAACAACATCGTGCAGCTGAAAAAGACTGCCATCTAGGGGTAAGGGGTATCATGACCATAGCTACATCGGTTTCTAAGCTCGCAAAGAACGGGTTCACAGGACGTCTGGACCCGAAGCATCAGTCTTTCCCACTCTTCGACCATCCATTGTCATTGACGATCTGGCACGACAAGTACCGATACAAGGATGAGAAGAATCCAGGAGAAACGTTCTGGCGGGTAGCAAAAGCTATCTGCGGGGAAGATAATGACGACTTCGCAGCAGCTTGTTATCATGCAATGACTGCGGGGCTCTGGATGCCGGGTGGGCGCATTCTCGCAGGTGCAGGAACGTCCAAGAACGTAACATTGATGAACTGTTACGTGAATCGCACGATGGAAGATTCAATGCAATCCATCATGGATGCGAACAAAGACAATGCCATCACACTACAAGCAGGTGGTGGTATGGGCACAAATTTTTCTACACTACGACCACAGGGCGCCGAGGTGAGGGGGGTCGGGTCCAGAGCATCCGGTCCATTACCTTTCATGGACATGTGGGACTCAACCTCTGACACTGTGATGTCTGCAGGTCATCGTCGTGGTGCTATGATGGGGACACTCTGTGATACTCATCCTGATCTCCCCGCATTCATTAAAGCCAAGCAGACTAAGGATAGACTCACGAACTTCAACGTGAGTGTCCTTATCTCTGACGCTTTCATGGAAGCTGTGCGTGAGAACGAAGAATGGGTATTGTACTTCAATGTTCCTCCCGCTGAGCGTGAAGCGTCGCTAGAGGAATATGACTTTACCGATGACGAGACTCACGAGAAGCAGTATGCATATTCTGTGCATAAGGCAAAGGATCTCTGGGCACTCATTACTAAGAACACATACGAGTTCTCTGAACCGGGTGTGATCTTCATTGATCGTGTCAATGATCTGAACAATCTCAAGTACTGCGAAGACATCCAGTGCACGAATCCTTGTGGTGAGCAGCCTCTTCCACCTAATGGAACTTGCAATCTCGGTGCAATCAATCTCGCACGACTTGTTCGCACACCATACGAGGAAACAGCTACGTTCGATTACGAGCTCCTTGGAGAGCTTGCGGCATTAGGTGTTCGCTTCCTGGACAACGTAATCGAACAGACAAAGTACCCGCTCAAAGCACAACAGGAGGAAGAACTTGCCAAGCGTAGAATCGGACTTGGTGTTTCTGGTCTTGCTGATGCTCTTGCTCAGTTGGGATTGAGATATGGGTCACCTGCTGCACGAGAGGTAACCGACAAGATCTTCTATACGATCTGTCAAGCGGCATACGAAACATCAATCAACCTTGCAAGAGAACGCGGATCATTTCCGCTATTTAAGACAGCCGAATTTCAAGGAGGTTTCGCGGGACGTAAACTTGATCACGTCGTGCTTGCAGAACTGCAACAATATGGTATCCGTAATGGTGTGCTTCTAACTGTAGCACCTACGGGGACTACATCCATCTTCTACGGCGATATCTCTTCTGGCATTGAACCTGTATTCGCTCATACATACAAGCGTAAGGTTCGTCGGAATGAAGGTGAGCCAGAGATCATGGACACGCAGAGCTTCAGCTCCAGATTCTATGCACACTGTATGCAGAACAGCCTCGGAGCAATTCTACGTAGTGCTACAACCGGACTCCCTGGCTACTTTGTAACAGTCGACGATCTTACGATCGAAGATCATGTTACGATGCTAGCTGCAGTCCAAAACTGGATCGATGCTAGCGTCACGAAGACGGTCAATGTTGCGAAGGATACATCCTATGAAGGGTTCGTCAAAGTCTACGACCTTGCGTACACGCTCGGCTGTAAAGGTTGCACTACCTATCGCCCTTCAGATGTACGAGGATCTATACTTCTCGCAGCTGCCGATGCACCTAAAGACAACATGCCCCTTACAAGACCAGATCAACTATTCGGTATCACACGGAAGATCAAGTGGCCAACACTTGGTTCATCTCTCTACCTCACCGTCAATTTCGATGCCTTAGGCAATCCGTTCGAAGTCTTCATCCATTCTAAGGATGCAAGATCGCACGAATGGATTATGTCTACGTCCCTTATGCTTACGGCTCTATTAAGGCAAACGAAGGGTAATGCAGGCTTCATTGCCAAAGAGCTGCAAGAAGTGCAGAGTTTGCATGACACTGCATTCGTGAAAGGACCCAACGATACGCAACCAAAACGCTATGGCTCCATTGTTGCATACCTCGGAGCTCATCTCGCTGATATCTTGAGCACTCGTCAATCGCAGAGCGTCTCGGAAACAGCACAAGCGGTCCTGCCATCTGCGGAGATGTGTCCCCAATGTCATTCTCTGACTCTGATCCGTAAAGAGGGATGTAAGACATGTTCCAGTTGTGGCCACTCGGATTGCGGGTAAATGATATGCCTCCAATCCGTAAACCGCAAAGGATCACAAGGCTCCAAGCAGCTCATTGGTTGTTGGGACGCTTAGGATCGATTCATCATACTCTGGAATCGATTCAGGAGAGTAGGTGTTCAGAAGCGCTCAACAACGTATTCACAACCACAGAGATGCGTATGTTGACAGAGTTACTCGACCAAGCTAAGCATCGCATTCGTCTTGAGATCACAGGTAACTAAGTCGCATTGACTAGGGCGTATCTAGTCTAATCGGGAGGCCATTATGGCAAAGAAGCGGAAGTACACACGTAAGGCGAAGATCACGGTCAATGTGGGTGACCCAGTAGATCATCCGTCGCACTACAATCAAGCAGGAATCGAAACGATTCAAGTCGTCGATATCCTTGCTGACTCGTACAGGAACGGGAGCGTCGGTGCAGCCGTAGGTACTGCATTGACGTATCTATGGCGTGCGCCATTCAAGGGACGCCTGATCGAGGATCTCAAGAAGGCTGCTTGGTGGCTCAATCATGCTATCGAGCGTGCGGAGCTTCTGAAGGCGCAATAAGGTTATGGGGCCTCTTAGGCAGCATGAGCTCAGGTCAAATGCGATAGGGAACGTCCTGAACTAGAACAGGGTAGCGTTCAATCTCTATCAAAGGCAAGAGCGGCGTACATACGCTACAGTCTAAGTGAGCCCCACCCTTATGCCAGATAGGACATCATATTACAAGTCCTGGTGGATTAAACATCGTAAGCGCTTGGTGTCCAGTCGCCGTACTAGGGCGCTCGCTTGGTACTACGCAAATCCGGAACGGGCTAAAATCAACCGCCGAAATGCAAGGCGACGTAAAAAGGAAAGAGAAGATGCCGAAGATAGAGAATGGGCTCGGATTGCGTGTACACCTCCAGCTTAAACGTCTGGGGCTTGAGACACCAATGAATACCCCTAGATCAGGAGCTGCTTGGAACATTGAAAAGCAGATTGAAGCTGCATTGAAACAGCTTGGGCTTGATTTGACTGATGACTCGCTCAAGGATACACCAGCGAGAGTCGCCAAGATGTACACACAGGAAGTCTTCTGGGGATTGAACTATGACAACTTTCCGAAGATGACAACGATCGAGAACAAGATGAAGTACGACGAGATGATCGCTGTATCATGCTCCGTCAAGTCGATGTGTGAGCATCATCTTGTTCCGTTTATTGGGTCTGCGCATATTGCGTATATCCCAAAGACCAAAGTTTTGGGGCTATCTAAATTCAATCGGGTGACCGACTTCTTTAGTCGCCGTCCACAGGTGCAAGAGAGATTGACAGCTCAGATCTCTGCAGCACTTCAGTTCATACTTGGAACACCAGACGTCGCAGTGGTCATTCAAGCAACCCACTACTGCGTCCATTTGAGGGGAGTTAAAGATGAGAACTCTAAGACAGTTACTTCGAAGATGTCGGGACGCTTTATGCGCAAGGCTCCCCTTCGCGCAGAGTTCCTCGCCCTTACCCGATAGACCTGATTTCTACAGTAATGGTGTAGAACTCTATAAGACGGGTAAGCTCTTTAGGGATGTACTTAACGACCCGAAATATGGCAGTGTCTTAGCCGTATGCGGGTTCGTTGATGCGTTGGCAGAAGATCGAAGGATGAAACCATGACGATAGCGTCAGCACAGACAATTCACAAGTTATGCATTCGAGGGTTCCATTATCCTGAACCTGTTTCGTCCCATTATAAGACGGGACCTTCACAGTTGAGCACACCCGTCCATCGGATGATTGAACCATTCGCATTGAAGACCAAGTTCAATGGTGTATCCTATGGACTATCCCATTGTGGATACGACATCAGGGTTTCGGAAGATATCAGGATGTGGTCACAAGACTTTCTGCTCGCAGCATCTCTTGAACGATTTGATATGCCACTCGATTGGTGTGGCATCGTTCATGATAAGTCAACCTGGATACGTAAAGGCCTCTGTGTCCACAACACTGTGATCGAACCTGGTTGGTGTGGATATCTTACACTGGAACTTGGGTTCCATGGGCAAGGTATAATTGACGTACCTAAGGGTACAGGAATTGCTCAAATCATCTTTCATAAGCTGGATGAGCCTACGGAAATGCCTTATGAAGGGAAGTACCAGGATCAGAAGGCTGGACCGCAGGAAGCGAAATTCGAATGAAGGACATAGTATCCTTCGGGTACATAAATTTCTGGTTCATCGCCTATGTGATGATGGTAGCATTTCTTGCTCACCGGCTAGACGATTCAAATGTACCGCCAGTTCGAGAATGGCCAAGATGGTTCTTCGATTTGGTTTTAGCTATATTGATTACTGCTTGGCCTGTCACAATCCCGATAGGCCTAATATGGTCAAGGCTAGAGAGATAAAGCGGAGAGGGATAGCCCCGGGAGGCACAACTCCCTCTCCGCCGACCAAGCCAGAACGTCTTACTGGCCCAGCCTAACTCACTCGCCGGTTTTATCCCTCCCGAAGTACATCTTACCGGCAGCGAGAACAGATGACGATCCGAACAAGCAGTAGATGATGCTTGTAGCCCAATCAGCAACTTGGCCTTTGATTGGATCTGTAGATCCAACCCAGCATGCATGAGTGAACCAGATACATCCTGGCCCAATGATAATGTCTACGACAACCACTTTCCATACGAACAAGGCGAGTGGTGTTGCGAATGCTACAATCAACCACATTGTTAGCGGATGATCTAGTAAGGCAGTGAACCGAGCACTAGATTCATGTTCGGCTGTAGCTGATGCAGTCACCAAAGCTTTAGCAGCGGCGGTATCACCACCAATACGAGCCTTTACCAAGTTCACCTTCATGTCGAAGGCTTTAGTGGTAATGGTCGAGACCAGAGTCATTAGCCCCGGAATGAAACCGACTAGTCCTAGCAGGAAGGATATCATCACGTACCTCCTTGGGTCGGCTGTTCTACAGTCTTAGCTGTAGCTTTTGTCCTCATGACTAGCATGATGACAGGAATGAAAGCAGTAACCCAAGCAGCCCATTGATCAGGAAGCCCGAGAAGGGTCTTCAGATCGAACCCAGATGCCTGTTGGAGAAAGTCTGGAGCGAAGGCGATGACTGTTCCCCATAGACCTACGAGAACAGTCTTACGACCGTCGAGCCATGCTTTGAATGCTCCCCAGTACCCGTGTTCGAAAGTCCAGAGATCATTGAGTGCAGGGAGCGACTTGAGATACGGACGCACCCAAATGTAGTACACGGCGAGAATCGCAACGAGTACAGCGATCAGTTCAGCGATTCGATGAGCTTGTGTCAAATTAGCCTCCCGAATAAGGTTGAGATGGAAGTGTGGGGAGACTAGCTCCCCACTGTTATTGTAAGCTTACGCTGCCGGTGGCGGGACCACAGGTGCTGCAGGAGTAGGAGTAACGACCACCGCAGGAGTAGCAGGAGAAATGAGTGCACCTGCAACTGGAGCGTTGAGCTTGTTGATGACGTTCTGAAGATTCGTCCCGAGACCATCGAGCCGAGAGTTCAGAGCAACGACGTCACTTGAAGGTAGGGTTGTCGCACGAGCTTCAGCGCTCGCAACACTCGACATATGGTTACGCAACCAGATGCCAAGGATCACACCGACGACAAGTGCTCCGATGACGAGTAGAGACGTGGTCTCTAACATAGAGGCCTCCCAGTTAAGCTGCCTTAAGGAGCGGAGTCACACCAGGAGGTAACACAACTGTGTTGTTCTTCCGATGTGCGAGGTATGAGTGTAAGGCAATGGCGCCCACACCTACTATTACCACGCCTGCCGTTATCGCAATCACTTGCGACGGAGTCAGGAAGTGGTGTAGTCCCTGAGAACCGACGGTAGCTCCGCCAGTACCCTTTATCAGGTTATCCTTCACAGCAGGATCAGCGACGTGGATGGCCTTACCCACGCTTGGCGGAGCCTGAGGTAACAGTTGTGGTTGAGGAACGCCGTTCTGGTCCACGAGGTGATCAGATACTGTGATCACATGGTTCACACGGTCTCCCCAACCTTTACCGAAGCGAGTCCAAGCATCACCGCCACGAATCTGGTGCATGAAGTGAAGACGTTCAGCATTAACAGATGCGATGAGCTGCTTTGGATCGACTTGGCGTGTCTTGAGGACAATTTGGTCCGTCATGACAGTTGAAGCAGGAAGCCCAAGCAACTTGGATAGGACGAGTGGGGGACGCGCGACGCCTGAATTGATTCCATAGTCCAAGACTGTGTAATCAACTCCCGAAGCGAGGTCGTTGAAACGGCACTTGACTGCATACTTGGTTGCATAGATATCCAGAGCTTCATCGACAGTCATTGCTTTGACAATCGGAGCCCACTTCGCCATCGAATCCATCTTCAGCCCACGATGAGCTGCAAGATCGTAACATGTGATCCCGAAGTTCGTAGGACCTCCTGGATCACCAGCGTCCCAGCAATATTTCCCTTCAGAGAGAAGGATATTGCTCTTCATCACGAAGTTATAGTCAACTTGCATTGTAGCCTCCCGAGTTAAGAAGTACTAAGCAAAGATCATAGGCATCAGCCGATTATTCTGTGTAGTATTCGGATACACACGAGTAGCGGGACCGACAGTCGTAAGAGCACCAGATGCAAGAACGCGTCCTGATGTCAGAAGCAGTGCGATGAACTGGCCGCTTCCGTTTCTACCGAACCCCATGACATCGAGGATAGTATCACCTGCAAGCCCCTGAGGAATATCGGGGATAGTTGGCGTTAAGACGTTCGTTGTGGAATTTAAGCCTAGCTGCCCTTGAGCGTTATATCCCCAAGTATAGAGTACACCGCCCGATGTAAGAGCAGCCATTGATGTCGCGACACCATTGTAACTGTACCCAATACACGCCAGCTTGACAATTCCAGTGATGGCCGTGATCTTAGTGAATAGTGACCGATTGGTAGTAGTAGTATCACCGAGCTGACCAGCTGCGTTGTTACCTGCGCCGTAAATGTTGCCACTACCATCTCTAAAGAAGTGACTCCCGATACCTCCGCCGACCGCAAATACTTCTACCGCAGCAGGAAGAGCTCCACCAGCTGTAGACGCAGCTGTCCAAGCACTTCGGTTCGATGTGTCATTCACACCAAGCTGACCGTACCCATTATATCCGGTACCAAATACGGCTCCAGAGGTATTCATTACAATACCTGAACCGTGGTGCGAAGCTCCATCATAGTTCGCTGTCGCTTGGGCTTGTGCAGTATTTGGCATGCCTGTAATGAGTACAGGTGCGGATCGATTGGTGGTGGTACCATCACCTAATTGACCGTCGGCGTTATAACCCCAAGCGTACAGATTACCAGAAGCATCCCAAGCGTACACATGCATAGACGAGGGGTTGGAGCAAGACGCACCAATCATACTTGATAGTGTACCGCAACGAACGGGCGTAGATCGATCTGTTGTGGACGTATCACCGAGTTGTCCTGCGTTATTGTATCCGCAGGCATATATCGCACCTGTAGACGTAAGGAAGAATGCACTTGATTGATTACTATCAGGGCCCTGCGGTAGGATGATATCGTTGACCGTGATAGAATTAGAAGAGAAGTATGAAATGAGTGTAGCGATAGATCGGTTAGTAGTATCACCAAGTCCGAGTTGGCCATTGCTATTATTGCCCCACGCGAAGACGTTGCCATCTGTCGTGAGTACATAACCAGAGCTCCCGGCGATATAGATCTTCGCAACAGTCTTGCCAGAGAATCCGTCGATAGCGGCAGGAACGGGATGATATACATGCTGACCACCCTGATCTTGGTTCCCAAGGAGCCCCGCCGCACCGAAGATACGAATTGAACCATCCTGCATTAGAAACGCAGGACACAGTGAATACGGACCACGTCCACCACTACGTGTCGGAAATGCCTGAACGAGCTTTGAGGTATCTGCACCAGGGACCGCAGCTTCAGCAGCTCCGGTAATTGGGTTATACCGGATGAACTTACCAAGGTTAGTCGCATCAGCCGCAAGTTTGGATAGTGCGATAGATCCTGCCAACTTTGCGTTTGTGACGGATGCGTCAGTGATTTGGGTGGTACCAACTGCTGCAAGTGTAGCAAGAGCTCCCAAGCCGAGAGCTGTACGAGCCGATGCTGCATCGTTACCGCCCGTACCACCAACGGCGAGAGGAATCGAAATAGTATGCGTCGACAAGTTGATTGTGGCAAGAACAATGTCGTTCGCACCATCGTAGAACTTTAGCAGGTTTGCGGTAGCACCTCCTGAAGTATCACGCCAGAAGAGACCTGCTTGAGCATATGATGGACGTGACGCTCCGCTATGCAAAGATAGGAGCGCATCGACTAGCGCGTTCCAATCAGTAGCGAGCTGATCCCCTGACGTTACAGTAGGATCCATTGCAGTGGTAACTACTTGACTCATTGTGTGCTCTCCCGAGTTATTTGTTAACTGTTAAGTGATCTGACCAAAGCCACGAGCAATCCAATCAAAGTTCCTTGTGATTGGTGTGCCGGAGCTATTGAAGAACTCAATCGTGAACCCTGTTGTTGACTTACTAGTGATCGTGTAATAATCACCCGAAGTCATATTTAATCCTGCAACCGCCACGCCGCCCAAGGTCTGGAAAGCGTTAGTGAATGTAATCACCTTCGCTCCACCACTTGATGATACATTAGTTTGCGATTCGAACCGGTCAGGGGCACTTACAGTCGCTGATAGATATGATACGCTTGGTGATACGAATCCATCGTCAGAGTATAGCTCCAACATGAACTCAACAGCCCGCGCTTGAACATCAGAGGTCGTTAGAGGTAGCCATGGACCCCAAGTAGGAGATCCCGAAGGGTTATCGTTCGTTGTCCGATATGATAACACAGCAGACCATCCACCTAATGTACCTCCGTCTAGATCGTGCACACTATGTAGAGTAGCCCACTGGCTTAAGAAGTACGATTGGACTTCACCACTGACACGAAGGTCAAAGGTGAGCTTGAACGTCATCACAGCACCGCAATCGATATAGTTCGAGAATAGATATTTCCCGTATGTGACTACACCAATCGAAGTTGAGAGCCGAGCGACTAATGCAAGGGAGGGCCAATCATGCATTGTCGTGAGTCCTGACAATCTAAGGTCAGAACTCTCAACGACAGTATTAGTCTTAGTACCAGAGAATGTAGGACTTTCAACTAGTGTCGATACGACGTTAAGGAGAGTCCCAGGATCAACGTCTGTTACGATTGCAGTAGCGTCGACACTTTCAACGCTCTTCGTAGTAACAGCTTTGATCAGATAAGTTCCCGAAGATGTCGGGAGTTGGATATTTTCGCTGGTTATATTGTCAGCGATGACTTGAGCTCCGCCCCAAGTTACACCAGTTTCCTGTGTGCTATACCTAATCTGGAAATGGTCAAAGTTTAATGTCGGAGATGGATCCCAAGTAAACGATGACGTATCTCCAGAGATGGATACGTTAAAGTTAGTCACGTCAGCTGGCGCTTCAAACTGACCTAATAATGTAACTACTGTTGTTACCCATACAGACGTCTGCCCAAGAGCCGTAATCGAACGGACTCGTATGTTGTATGTACCAGGAGAGATATCATACACAGAGTAGGAAGTAGATGTTAAAATACTCCCAGGACCATATCCCGATGCATCTTGTCCGATCTGGAACTCGTATTGTAGTACTCTTGGGTCAGCGGATGAAGACCATGCAACTTCAGCAAGTGATCTAATAGTCACACCACCCGCGAGCACTAGACTCTCGTTCACTACAATCGAAGATGGCGGTAAAATTGGCCCACTAGGAAACGCAGTAAATGAGGGAGCAACGAAGTTAATGCCCTGTTCGATGCGAGCATACTTTGTCGGATCGTAAAGAAGACCAGTGATCTCGAATTGGTGTTTGTCGTTCTCTTTGTTGGAAATGATACGGAATTGTCTGGGCTCAGCATTAGAGCAACGCATAACCCATACGCTACCCGTTAGTGGAAGATTACCACTAGGGAAAGTTTCCTGGAACGATACGATATCCGTCTTACCAGGACTATTTGTCACAGTCCCAAGGAATATCGTACCATCAGCTAGTGTTAGTGCTAATTGATATGTTACGCCTGTAAGGAACGTAAAGGGAGCATCGAGCGTAACCTGATTTGGTGTGACAGACTTTAAGCGACCCTCTCCCCGGAAAGCACGCTTTGTCGGATCACCGATATTGATAACTTCTCCAGGCACTGCGTCAGCATTATCAAGACCTGCTGTATACGTAACTGTTTCTGGAGGGAACCCGGGAGCTCCTTGCTCAGTATCGAGAACCCAATTACCGAGACGTCGAGCAAGACTTCGAGACGTAATGCCGGGGAGTGTGACGTTGATCTCTCTCCAGCCAAGGCGATATAGTGCAGCATTATTAGTTACCACCTCGATCTCGGTGATATAGAAGTTAGCCGGATTACGCCATGACACCAAAGCGACAGTATGTTGGGCTTTTGCAGAGGTGCCTGAATAGCTAAACTTACCACCAACGATATTAGCAGGTGTAATAAGCTTAGAAGAGTCTGTGGGAATATCAGCCCAGATGTGAACTGTATTAGCGCCCCAATATACGTTGCCATTAAAAGTACCAGCGACTGCCTGGATAACTTTCATAGCATCTTCACGGGTAGATACGTTATTGACTACGCTACCATTGAAGGTATAACGGGGTTCAGTACCACCGAAACCATCTGGGACGAGCTCATCGCAGTACTGAGCAATCTGGTATAGGTTCCACTTATCTGGGACGAACGCTCCAACGTATCTACCGAGCCCGACGCGCCTGTCAGTGATAATATCGTTCAGAACCCATACAGGGTTATTAGTCCAATCCTGGATGTATGTACCATCCCATATCCCAGAATACGTTCGAGTAACAGAATTATAGTTGGATGGGATATTGATGATGCGCCAGTCACCCAAGAACGCACGAACTGGGTTCTGCCCACCAACAGCGTATGAATCGACCTGTATACCACACAGCGCTCGATTGTTGTATTGGAATAGAAACTCATCGAGCGTTACGAATGCCGTAAAATATGTATCGTTAGCGACGTTGGTTAAGATATTGTCAAGCGTGAGCCGTTGGACACGAAGATTCCAGATCCCTGAAGTAGAAGGCGGGAGCGCGATCTCATACGTTAAGATCTGTTGGCCTCGTGTCTTACCTGAAATTGTGATTGGATTCAAGATCCAATCACTACCTGCAGCTTGAACGTCTAAGGACAGATCAACAGATGTACCGTTTGTATCACCTGAATCTGGATCCGTATATAGCAGCGCGGGAATTGTAATAGCGAAACGTACCTTGGTTGCGAGAGGATCCTCTGCAGTGGTAATGATTGGTACGCCGTAACGCACTTGAGCGTTGACGTTGATTAGCGTTTCGGTATCCGGAAACCCTGTTAGAGGTGTCTGCGAAGGATTGCCAGGACGAGTTTCAGCAGCTAATCCCAGAATGTTTTGGGTACCATCAGGCTCATTAGTGATAGGTACGTTATTCAGATAGAGTGACTGGAGACCATCTTTAAGAACAGCCTTCACAGGACCTTCACAGATGAGATCAATCACGCGGAGGTATGATAGTGTTGCGATACTATCAGGAGCTTCGACGGCAGTATGGGTACTGGCCCCACCACCCAGCCTACCACGCATTGCTGCGGAGTTAAGCATCTTACCCCGGAGATTAGGAATGTGTTTCGTCATGCGCCTACGACCAAGGTGGATGGACTTTCAGGAGGTGGAACACCAGGAGTAGTCTGCAGAGAGAACATACCAGCTGAGATAATGATCGAACCTTCCAAGGATGTACCGTAAAGAAGGGGTACTGGGACACCTTGAGCACTGACGTTAGCTAGTGCAGCAAAGGTATTACCTTGGACAGTAGAGATCGGATCTTGCGGCTTCGGAGACAAGAGTGCAGAGACACCAACCAAAGCAACCATCAAACCGATGCTAGCAATGGTGCCGTATGACACGGTAGCGAGACCGCCAATGGAGAATGCAGCTGCACCCATATTAGCACCAAAGAGTGAGGATGCTCCTGCAAGTGCTGCCGGTGCGAAGAAAATAGCAGCAGCCATGATTGCGACACCCGCAAGGATCAACCAACCACCACTATTCTTTGCTCCTGCCATTACAGGTACGATACGTATATCGGCATCACCGATAAACATGTGGAGCCCAATCAAAGGCAGATCGGTCTTGGACTTACCGATACGTTGAACACGATAATCTCCTTCGCGCATTGCTTGGCGAAACCCTTTACAGAGTACAGATAGAGCACGTACAGCTTCCGCAGGAGTCTCTACAGCTAATGTAAAGACTTTACCGAAACGTTTGCCGAGACGTCCCGAGAGATAGATCTTGCGAAGCCTATTTGGTGCGATCATTGGAATGATGCGCAACGTAGTAGATTGCTTCATAACTGGAACCGGTGCTCTATCCAACATAGCGCATCCTATTCGTTGTTCTGGTTAGCCAAGGCCCCAATGGAATCTCGCAGCTAAGACTTGAACCCCAATGATGTAGCATAAGCCCTTTTTCGGTGACGACACCCGCATGATGAGGACCCTTAGTATTCGGGAGCAGCTTCATCAGATGCACATCACCGACTTGCATATTGTCGTGAATCTCTTCGAACCCCAATGCTTTGAAGTTAGACAGATACAGGTTCGGTATATCTTGATACCACCAATCCCAATCCCTTGGAACCTCTTTCAGGAGTACCTTTCGTGTCTGCCAGTAATATGCACGAATGAGTGCATAGCAATCTGTGATCCCATGGATCGATTGCCTGCCCTTCAAAGGTAGATTGAGTGTGTAGTCTCCAATCCAACGCATCTCACCAGTCCATCCCTGCTTTACGGGAATGATACCAAATGGAACACCGCACTGTTGCTGGTACTCCATATCACTAGCAGATGGAATCACATCTGTTACATCAGGATGGGAATGAATAACAGCCTCAATATCATCTGACCATTCACTTGGGTCAATTAAGTATGACGTGAGAGGTTCAGGGCTATTATTCTTCTTGCTATGGAACATACCATCAATGATGACACCACAGCATTCGAAAGGCCAAACACTGACCGCATGCGATTTGATATCAAGCATCGCAACAGGAAGTAGCGTGGGAATGATCATACTTTTGTCCATACTACGACTCCGATACGCCAGGGAATGCAGAAGTTGGTAGAGGATTGCCTGCACCGAATCTAAGAGCACAATCGGATACGAGACGTCCACATTGATCCTGTGACGTATCATCAGTTGCAACACCATCCTCTGTGAAACATGCACTACCTGTGTAGGGGCATGTTGCTTCTGTATAATTGAATGGTTCTCCGTCATACAGGCGATAAATCAAGGTACAAGTACGTTTGAGCACCATACCAAGAGGTAGCTGAATCCCTTGTTGATCGAGTGCTGCAGCGAGCTTGAATTCTACGTGTACGTTATCCTCTGCAGTCTTTTGATCGATCAGGTACACATCGGGAGCCATGAACACAGTCGGATCTGGGGTATCACCATTGTCGAGATACCGTTTGTATGTACGTATTCTTGTGACGATCGCGCCTTTGAAATCGTCATGATCCATAATCGCTGCAGAGAATACGCCGCCGATATTCGAGACTTGTAATACGGGTTGAGGTAACGTACCTTGCGAATCAGATACAAATCCAGAGATCTGCATTGGTATAGCAGTGTACACTACACCTCCGAATAGGATATCTCCAGGAGACGGTTGATCTATTGGATACGGCGCGAAGTGAAATACGTCCCCGCCAATACCTGTCGCATCAATGGTAATTAGTTCGACAAGTGTATCAGGTGAAAGACTCTGCGCCATAGCGGCAAGTCTTGGCCATGGAGATGTAAATGCTCCAGAGCCGATTGCAATACCGCCACCGACAGCAGCTGCTACCGCCGCCGCATATGATAATCCCGCAGCGCTTGTAGTACCTCCACCTGTTGCGATACCAACAGCTGCTGCTATTTCTGAATCCGTACCAGAAGTATGCCCTGCTCCCGCAGCAACACCAGTTGATGCAGCCGTTGTAGCGAGCACACCAGAGACAATAGCTGCGCCTGTTGCAGTTGCTACTGATCTTGCAGTACTCTGAATGACACCAGCAGCTGAGCCAGCACCAGTAGCAACACCAGTAGCACTAGCTAATTCAAGTCCTATGGCAGCTACGGATCCAGCACCTGATGCAACACCAGTTGCTTTTGCTAATTCTGTAGCAACTCCTGATGTAGAAGCAGCACCAGCAGATACACCAACCGATGCAGCTACACTTGAATCTACGCCTGATACAGTTGCTGCACCAGCGGCTATACCTACAGCAACAGCTGTACTCTGTGCTACTGCAGTGGCTGTTCCTGAACCAGCGATAGTACCTGTACCAATCGATGCATCAATACCGGCACTAGATGCAGATGAGCTACCAGCTGAAATACCTACTGCAGGAATAATTCCTGTACCAGCGGCTGATACATTTGCTGCACCAGATGATGTACCTACTGATGCAGCTGTACTCTTACCAACCGCTACAGGGGATCCTGCACCAGCCGAAACACCTGTAGCGGTAGCAGTACTCTTACTTACTGCAGTTGAGCTACCACCACCTGCGGCTACACCAACTGCTGCTGCGATACTCGACCCTACTGCAGTTGCTGAACCGGTACCAGCAGATGAACCAGCACCTGTCGTAACTGTGCTAGTACTAACTTTGAAGCCAACTACAAACGATACTAATTGACCGCTATTAGACGTAGATACTGCCCAAACCGTGGTGGATGTCCCCGCATTAACCTGATAAGCGCCGGCACTGGATATATCAGTACCTGCGGTACCAGATTGTACAGCGTCAAGGGGTGGAAATATCCATCCATGACTTGGATCTGGAGTTACAGCAGATAGTGAACTACCTCGTGATGCTATTGCGAATGCAACGAGAAGATCACCAGCAACTGAAGGCGTTCCTGTGGTAACCGAGAGTGAAGCCCCAGATGAAACGGTCCCTGTAACAGTTACCGAAGAATCTAAGTCACTTGACGATAAACCTCCCGTCGCCGCCATAGCGGACATGCTAGCGACAGCGCCACTAGTCTGCTTTGTATACGTAAATGTATCAAGGGTCGTTAGAGCTGTAGTGAGGATCGAATAGAAGACCTGCCCAAACCCGTGAGTAGAGGATCCAATAACGCCTGCTACAATGGATGTATAAGTATTACCTTGACTATCTGTTAATGATCCTCCAGATGAAGCAACTGATTTGTCTCCAACGCCAATTACGACTAATGTACCTACAGCGAGAATGCTGGCAACAGAAAGCCCCAGCGTAGCGCCGGAGGTATTACTATTACTACCTAGATCAGTTTCAACCCAAGACATTGCGAGGTAGCCTTAACTGTTGCTACGAGCCCAAAAGAACCTTGGCTCGAGCATCCATCATAAGTGCCTTGATGGCTTCAGGATCGGTGATATTGTTCTCGTGAGCCTTCTTGACTGCCTCAGTCATAGCAGCTTGAACAAGAGCTGCTGTACCCGAGTCACCGGATATATTCGATCCGATTGCAATTCCTACAGCCGAAGAGATCACCTGTTCAACAGGTGATCCCTGATTCTCGTCTGCCATTGTAGCCTCCCTTATTATGTCTCAGAGATAGTCGTTGCGGTGGTCAACTGCGGAGTGATACCGTTACCGGTAACGATGTTCGGGGTGACTGTACCCGAATATAGGAGTTTGCCGGTACCTGAAGTCAGCGTTCCGATACCGAAGTACGTAACGGTACCCGAACCACCAGTTCCTGCGGGGAACGTGATAGCGGCGACTGGCGAAGTCGATTGAGCAGACGCTGCTGTCCAACCGCTCGTAGTACGAGCAACAGCTACACGAGCATAACTCGTATAGGTGGCTTCAGATGACGTTTGAGTACCTGAAGCTGTAGGATCTGCTGTGTGCAGAGACACATACAGGTTGGTGAGTGGAGACGAAGCCGCATTGTCTGCGATGTTGGCAATCGCAGTCGCATTGAAGAGCAGCTTCAGATAGTCGTTGATAAAGGTATTGCCTTTGGCCATTTGGCCCTCCTGGTTAGAGTGAGAAGTCCTGAGCTATATCAGCGGTCATCTGAAGAAGGACGCCATCGCTGATGGGTGTCGTCCACTTTTTGCAGATCCATTGACGGGCTATTGTATCTCCAGGGACCTGATATATAAATGGAACAGTTCCTGTTTGACCCGCAAGAAAGCTATCGATCGTGGCTGCTTGAGCGATTGTAAGACCACGCCAAAAGAGTGTTGTGTTCTTGACGATAGTGTTAATACCGTCAGGCATACGTTGAGCGTACCCGTCACCGAACATAGCTTCAAGACTACGCGCGTTCGTTTCGATGGGAGATCCATCGATCACGGGAGCTTTCGGAGGTACAAAGGTGAGGTACGCCATTAAACTGTACTCCCAAGCCTATTGTAAATACCTCCCGTACGACGCGCTTCGATCAGTCGACCATCTATGAGAGATTCAAGTTCTCGTCTCATAGCTTGCAGACCTTGTTTCTGTGCGGCTGGATTATTACCTGCAGATCCCTGATGATCATGATAGTGAGCATTGATCATAACTGTACTACCGCCGCCCGCTGATCCACCCTTTGGAATTACAGTCTCGCCATCCTGAAGGATTGCAGGGAACTCATCTGAAGCTAATCCAGTATGAAGTCTGGGAGCACCAGAGAAAATGCTTGGATCAATGAAGAGCTTTGACTTGGTTGCGTTAGAACCGCCATGCATGAAATTCGCTGCACCACCAATCCCGGATCCAGCACTTGATGCGCCACCGAAGATACTCCCACCACCGAAGATCCTACCGAATAAGCCTCCAAGGCCTGTTCCGCCTGAAGTAAACGACAACGTTTGGTTTGTGCCACCAAACAAGGAGTTCAAGATTGGATTCAGGATAGCAAGTTCCATGATCTTCTTTTCAACATCGCCGAGAGCACCGACGACGAAGTCACGGAACTTGAGTGACTTGAGCGAACCATTGTTCAAGGCATCAACAAACTTGTTGACAGAATCTGTCCCAAGTTTACCAATCGAATCTGCAACGACCTTGCCGATGAATACAAACTGCTTATCGAACAGTTGAGCGTCACGCAACCGAACAATTGTTGCCGTGAGCACTTTCATCTTAGCGTCAACTTCAGTCGCAGTGAATCCTGCGCGCTCTAATTTGTCACGCCACCCTTCGATCGTCTTCTCAAGCTGGATCTTCTCCATAGCATCCTGAAGAGCCTTCGGACCTTCTTGCATTGCATTGTATTGAGCGTTAGATTCGTTGATGAACTGAGACATCTCCTTCATCGCAAGGCGCATACGCTTCTGCTGATCAGTCTCTTCAAGCCCTGTATTCTTTGCCTTAGACTCCTTAGAGAGCTGATCATTGAGATTCTTTTGTCCACGCGCAATCTCTGCCTGAAGCTTAAGGATTGCGTCCTTCGCTGCTGTGATCCGTTCAGTCGCAGCTTTTGCAGTCGCATCAATGAATGTTTTAACGCCGCTCTCTGTTGCAGCAGAATCACCAGGAGCAGTACCGAATGCCTTCAGAGCATCAGTGAAAGATTCCCATAGAGTCTTAGCAACTTTCTTCCCTGTATCTTTCATCTCAGGGTCTAGAGCACCATTGAATAGATTTGCAGCTTGCGCTGCTACAAGATCAGCTTGAGCCTTTTGAAGGGTAGCATTGGCATTAGCAAGCAACTCTTTGGTTGCGGAAGAGGCTGCTGTACTCGTCTTCTCGTAAGCATCGTTAAATGCTTTGAGAGAGGGCAAAGCCCCAATAAGATTGTCCTTATTTGTGGACACGATATTGTCAAATAGGGCCCAAGCGATTGCACCACCAGCGACTGCTGCTGCAATGTTAATCCACATAGCAGGATTCATTAACGCTTCAACAATAGCTGTAACTACACCGAGAGTTCTCATTGAACCGATAAGACTTGTAACAGCTCCAATAACGGCAGTGATTCCTGATACAACAGATCCTCGTAAGAAGAGCCCAGCGAAAGCACCAGCAACGGTACCGATCACCTTGATAGAGGTATCCATATGATCAGCAAGGAAATCGAAAGCACCAGCAATTCTATCAAGGGCTGACTTATACGAATCCGAGAGCCCAAGCGTCTGGTTCAGTGCATTGTTCATCCTTAGAGCAGCATTCCCAAGGTTCTGTTGGGATGAGAACAGATTGTCAACAGTCTTTGAAGGATCAAATCCCCGAGCCTGGTTGATAGACTTGAAGAACCTCGGCAAGAAATCCGCTGCAATGATATCACCGCGCTTCAATGCACGATCGAAATCACCAACAGTCATATTCATAGCCTGAGCAGCTATGCGAAGCGCTCCAGGATATTCCGTTGATAAGAAGCCACGAAGATCTCGCCACTGCAACCTTTGACGCGTGAGCATCTCAGTTACATGGTTCAACTGCCCTCCAAGCTCATCTTGTGTCTGAGCCATATTGGAAGAGTACGAAATAATGTCCTTGAACATATCTCGTACTTTGGCACCCTCAATGGAAGATCCACGTGCAGCTAGTTCGATCTTGGCAAAGTGAGAGGCAATATTTTCAAAGCTTTCGCCGAACTGTTGCGCAACGTCCATAGTGTATTTCATATCCGACTGAGCAATAGCAGTCGAATTGGATAGCGCAAAGAGCTGCATTCTTGTACGCAGAAGACCCTCTTCGGCATGTACAGCTGACTCTGAAAGCTTCGTGAACGCAAAGGCCGCAGCAGCAATTCCACCAACCATCAATGCAAGGTGTAATGTATTGTCAGACATTAACTGGGATAGGGTTGACATCCTATATGCCACACCTGACAAGGGTCCCGTAGTAAGCTGAGCAGCTTTCGCTAACTGTGATAAGACCCCCGCAAATCCTGCAGCTTCTGCAGCAGCTGGTCCAATACCTGACTTGAAATCAGTTAGAGCCATCTTAGATCGCAACATCTCAGTACTGAAACGTTGCTGAGCACGATTGAACTGGAGTTGCGTTAGCTCTCCCATAACCATCTGGTTAGAGAGCTCTTTGAATGCGAGGGTTGACTGATTGGTAACTGCAACGGGAGCACCAGCGTTTCTGGCTGCTGCATTGAACTGCATCATCTTCATCTGTGCAGAGACGATAGCAGCTTCTTGCTTTCTAAAAGCAGCTTCCGTTTTCTTTGCTCCGTCTTCAGCAGAGTCAGCTGCACGTTCCGTAGCTTCGCCAAAGTCCAAGATCGCACTCAAAGCTGCGCGTAACTTGGTAGTATCGGGACCAAGACCCCAGACGATATCGCCTAAATTGATGGTACCGCCACTTGCCATCTTGGCCCCGAATTGCCGTGTTAACGCTTCTTCCTAGCTTCGTCCACTAACTCGAAGAATGCTCCCCAACGTTCGAACTCGTCACGAGGCATACTAAGAACCGCTTGTTCGGAGAGTCCTAGCTCCCAGGCGACTCGGAGGATGAAGAACCTGACTCCGTCGTTCCTGAGATGGGCTCTCGATCGAGAAAATTTACGTTGGTGAGCTCCTGCATTGCCTCAGTCAATGCAACGAAATCACCGCCGAACGGAAGTGCCAACAACGAATCCTTGTCGGCCTCCTCAAAGATCTTCTCGTCCGTTCCCGGGACGTAGGCGTACATCATGAGAATGTTGATGAGCGCCGATTCACGTTCTGTCGAATCACGTGCCTCCAAGATTGCAGCAAGGTTCGGTTGGCGAATCTCGATGTTCTCGCCAAAGAACTTGATGATCTTGGTAGTGGGAGTACGAGTTGCGAGCACTTTGGCTCGCAACTTATCTCTTAGTTCGGACATAATAACCTCCCGGGTTTGTGTCCTATTGGGCTACAGATCTGGAGTGGTTAGCCCGTACCCACAGCAGTCGTTGCACCGGCGCCAGAGATCTTCATGGCGAAGGTGTTCATGACGTCGAGACCGCCAGTCAGTGTGATATCAGTGATGACACCTTGACCGGATTGACCGTTGGTGCCGTCATATAGGTACTGGAAGTACTCTGCGTTGTTGCCAGCGAAGAATGCAGTGAGCGCTTTCTGAAT